AAAGCATGCGGGTACATCCCGAACCGAACTTTAATTAGCAAGATTTTCAAAGATCTCTCGTGCTTACAGCGTATAGCTGCTTAGCACATTATTGAATTATTAACGAACTATTGTTTTATGGTATGAGACACAACGTAATACCCCCCCACATAAACCGGATTGATGGCTTTTTTATTCAAACTCATATAGTACTACTGTCATAGGATAATGCGCAAGCGTAAGGATATTGGTGGGTCCTATTGACTCATAGCGAGTTGTTAAGGTGGCTGCACATTCTCCGTCTGTTACGTTTACTGCCTGCTGATACCCCCCCCTAATCATAGGCGAAGGCTTCGCAACATGGGTTAAACTGCAAATCATTTTCTCTCCAAAAACTGATGATACATACTTTCCAACTTAGGATTTGAAAACTTGCCGTTCTCTTTCCAATCATTGAATAATGGCATGATAATATCTTCGTGAGCGGAAGAAAGCTGTTTCTGTAGTTCTTGGGGAGTGCAATGCCAAAGATGCGTCTCTTCCAGATAAAGGGTGAGGATGGCTTTCAATGCCATCGCATTCTCATGGCTCGGCTCTATCTCAAACTGATGGAAGACGCAGGTATCTTTATCATTTGCCTGAAGGAACTTGCTGACGGCTTCATCTTTCAGGAAAAATCTTGTATCTACTTCTTCCTGCAGCACATCTTCCAACTTTCTCTTCAGCGGAACTGGGTCGGGAAACTGGTAATCGAAGGCTACATCTTTTCTCATTGAGAGACAGAAAACACGGTCGCGATTCTGCGGAACGCCATAGTCTTTGGCATTGAGGCGTGCCCATCGGCTTACGTAGCCGAGAGAAGAGAGTTTATCAAGCCACTTCTGAAAATCGGGCATGAACTTTTCGCTTACCAGGGCTGCCACGTTCTCCTGGAGCAGATACTTCGGCCGCAATACTTCTACCGCATCGGCTACTCGCCACAATAATGCCGAGCGGGTATCGGAACCTTCCTTCAAGCCCATCTGCTTGCCGGCTTGCGATATATCCTGACAAGGTGAGGAATAGGTAAAGAGGTCGATTTCTTGCCCCCCCACATGAGTCTTTACCTGCTGCCAGTCGATTTTGGTTATATCGCCCAAAGCTTTATCGGCAAACTGCGGAAAGATGAGGTCGTGCATCTGACAAGCGTATTTGTCTATATCGCTCCAGCCTACGCACGTCCAACGGAAATCAGGGTGCTGCTGGGCGATGACATCGGCTGCCATCAACTGCGAGTCGTAACCGGAGAAGGTGGTGAGGATAAGTTTCTCACCATCGTTCTTATCTACCAGATAGGTCGGCAGTTGGTCTTCTGGGAAGAAATCGGCAAAGAAAGAAGTTTGCGCCTCACGCTTCGGTTCTTTCGGGTACCATAATTGTTGATAGATGGCTGCAAGTACATCTACCGCGATGGAGTTGCCCGCCTGCTTGTATTGCTGACTGGCTGATACTGCCATATCTTCTGCCTTTCCCTTGCTCTTATAGCCAGCTACTCGCTCGGCTGCCTGGGCATTGGTACTCTGCATCGTGCGGATCACATCATCTCGCACACCCATGAGTCGGAAACACTCGAAGGGTGTCAGCTTTCGGATGGCATAAGACTTAATGGTCTTATCCTTGAAATTAAATTTTGTTATCATTTTGTTTTTGCTCTATAAATCGTTAATCATACTCAATGAATACTCCTGTTCTTGGAAGATGTTATTTGCTGTTATTTTCTACAGCCAAATCCCAATTAATCTTCTCGTCGAAACCTTCTATATCAGGAGTAGAATATATATCGTATGGACGAACATCATTCCGGCTATGTTCTTGAGCTTCCTCGATCATATTCCGTGTATAAAAGTCGTAGTTCATAAGATGTGCCAGCGCTTTAAATTCGTCTTGCTCAAGACACACGCTTTCTGAACCACACTTGATTACAACCGTATCACTTACGGTTGAACGGGATAAAATCACAGAGTGCTCTCTGAATTTATTCTTTTCTATTTTTAATGTATTATGACTCATAAATCTTTGATTTTAAAGTTCCACAAACACAAACGGATTGCTGCTGGAAGCCGTGAGTGCATTCACTAATTTACCCCCACCTACCGTGCGGCTACGTCTCAGGGCAGAGGTGGGGTAGCTTAAATCGGCTGCACCTGGTGCAGGGCAATCGGTATAGCCTTGCTCTGTTGCCTGACGGATGCGCAGGAAGGTTTTACCTTCTATATCCACGATTTCAAGAAACGGACGGTCGGAGGTGGAGTATATCCGATAGAGAGAACCATCGGGATAAAAGCCATATCTCTTTCCGTTCTTGATAATCGTTCCTCGCTTGTATTGAGGTTGCTGATTGTTACTCATATTCCTTGATCAGAAAAACGTTATACTGCCACGCATTAATGGTAATGGTAGGACAGAGAGGCGTATCTAAAATGCCACCTTTATTTTCGCCACGTGGGTATTGATAAAATTGATGCTTACTCATACTCTATCATTACGCCTGCATCAAGAACGTTTGCCTTGATGCAACGGCTCAAATTCCATAAAGGGCCACTATTGAAATCCTTTGTACATTGAGTGAATACCCCCCCGTATTCGGGAAATGATAATCTATCTTTCTGCTACTCATATTCTACCATAATTGCCCCACCCGTAGTGCCATAATTACCCAACAACAAGGTTTGGGAACCAAACCTTGTAATACCCTGCCAAAATAGTTGCTACACAACCATCGCTATCAGTATTGAGTACTATCTGCCTCATTTGCTTCTCCTTATCTTTTCCATTTCCTCATTCTCTTTAGATAACCTTTCCAGGTGTTCTAGAACCAGGGAATAGGATTGGGTGTTGACCTGATCTTCCGTTAAGCCGGCATACTTCTGCATCGTGGCGGTGGTGGTGGTGTAGATTTCCATTGGAGTTTGTGGCTTGCTGTTGTTTACCTTCTGCACCTTGAACACGTGAGGGTAGCGACGAGCTAGGGTGTGCATGATGCCCGTCCACCAAAAGAGGATAACCTGCCAGTTAGCATCCGGGTAATTGACGAAATAACCTGCGTTCTCGGTGAACTGCTTTGACTCGTAATGAAAATCGTATTTCGTGATACCTGTTGTCGGATCGACGTACTGGGTGGTGGTGTTGAAGATGGTGGCTAGGAACATGTTTCTGGCACTGGCTACGCTCTGGGCTTGTGTCTGAAGTTGCTCCTCGGTAAATTTATCCATCTTCTTCATCTTTATCAGGTTGTTGTCCAAACGGGTGTAGGTCTGCATCATATCACTGGCAAAGCGGTATTGCTGCCAGGAGAAACCATCGAGATCAGGGTGCGGACCTTGGAAGGTTTTTGCACGACGATACCACTTGGATTTCTGCCGGATAGATGGATAGGGGAAACGGGTGAGGAAATTGCCACTATCTACATCCAGCCAATCGAGAAGACCTGCGCCCTGAGCGATGTACTCAAGGGAGGTCTTATCGTTGGTCTTGGCTTTTGGGGAGAGCCAATAGTTGATCTGCCAAAGGTAGAGGGGGAAATGGCTAGCCGACTGGGGACCAGCGATGGAATCGCTGGGAACGGGGGCGCAGAGGGAGAGGAGCTTCTTCAGGAAGCTCTTCTTCTGCGGCTCTATGCTTACCAAGTAGTGCTGCTCATTGATGGGGTCGCGAGGGTCTGGATAGGCATTGATGCTTATCCCGGCAAAGAGGAAAAAGACGGCTATCTTCACCTTCTGCATATCGAAAGGATGGTAGCGGTCCACCTTGGCTATCTGCTCCTGCATGATGGCAGCGAGGGCTTCCAACTGGGAGGGAGTGCATTGGTTCCAGCCGCGGGGGATGGTGAGGTTTATCTGTTCATTCATAACTTCGACTTTAGAACCAGCGATAGAATCGCTGGGAACGGAGGCTTTTTTACCTTTTTACTCTTTTACCTTTCTTAGAATGGCAGGTCGCTGTTCGGATCATCGTAACCTGGCATTGAAGAGTAATCATTGCCTCCATCTGCTGACGGTACATAGGCGGTAGCATTGCCGACGGCTCCGTAGGCTTGCTGTGGGTACGTCTGCTGCTGGGCGGTAGGCTGTGGCTGATAGAGGCTGGCGATGCGCTTATTCATGCGGGTGCGGATTGCCTTAAAGAGGTGAGAGTTCTCATCATCGGAATCCTGATTCACGATGTCAGGGTCTTTGTCCTTGTTGGCTTCCTTTACCTGCTCTACGAGCTTAGGGAAATTCTTTGCTACTGCCTTGATGTACTCGACAGAGAACGAGAGCTGCATTTCGTGGGTTGGTACACTCACCTGGGTATCGCCACGCTCGGCTGCAGTCTGGCGAATTTTGTTCTTATATGCCTCATTGAAAGGCCAGATGTTGACTCTCAGTTTAGCCTGAGTTTTACTTGCATCATTCTTAGATGCCTCTACTCTAATTTCGTTCACATCGAGAGGAATGCAAACATAAGGACGCTTTGCATTCTTCTCATCGATACCTACTAAGACCTTGGCTCCATTCAGAGCCAAAAGGTCAACGTTTCCATTGTAACTTGCCATTAATCTTTTATCTATTTATTGTTAAAAACTTATTTTCTTGCCGCCATTGGCGATGAGACTGCCGTAGCTGATAGCATTGAGGCGACGGAGCCAACCTGCCTCGAAGACCTTCTGACTAGGGTGCTTGGCGATGATGCCGGAGATGTATTGCTTGCGGCGTGACTTGATACGCTCGAAAAACTGCTTAGGGTTCTGGGCGTTGATGGCCTTGAGGGTTCTGCTGCCCACGATACCATCGGCGGTTACTCCTAGCATTGCCTGTACGAGGGTGATGCCTGAGGTGCCACTGCTCCATACCCAATCTACCAGAATGTTGGCGATGCTCTGGTCTTTGATGCCATCGGCTTTCCATCGGTTCCAGTAGCAACGGCGAAGGATGGAGATGGCATCGGCTTTGGTGATAAGCTTCACGTCCTTTGCGTCGATGCGGCCATCATGGTTTTTGTCGTAACCTTGGATTTGCCAGGTTTTCAGCGTTACGCCCATGTTGGTAGGACCGCCCTTGTCATTGGGATGGTTCACGTAACCTCCTTCAAAGGAGAGGATGAAATCTGCAAGAGGTTGAATCTTTGCCATATCTTTTCTGTTTTATCGTTTTTCTTCTGATGGCAAAGATAGCAAATGCTAAAAAGATGATGGGGACAAAGAAAGCCTCCCTGCGGCTTTTGTAGTCGCAAAGAGGCTTCAAAAAATGTTATCCCAATCTTTTTTTAAAATACTTGCACTCGCTAGTGTGAAATCCATATTACCTATATCAAAACAAACTACATCGTAGCGTGAGCGGACATATAGTCCCATATCTTGGTACAATCGTCTTCTTCGGGTTGCCAGTCTGCATCCTGGAAATAAAAGAGATAAGCTGCCTTGATGATTTCATCTTCTGTCATATCGCTGCACAGGTCAGCATACATGGCATTGAAGGCAACATACTTATCCCAATCGTTCACCTTTTCACGGAACTTCATGCCCTTGGTGGCATTCACTATCTGCGATTTGGTCCAATGCTCACCGGCTCCTACCAACTCGCCATTCTCGCCTTTCTTGCTATACACAAGATAGCAGACATCATGGTTAGCCATTTTCTCACTGTAATGACGATCATAGAACACTGCGTGCTGATGACGGAGGATGCACCAGTACAATTCCGGATTTGTTTCCTCCAGGGAGGCGAGGTCGCAGCTCAACTGCTCCATCGCCTCCATCATCTTCTTCTCAGTAGCCACGCCGTGAGCGCGGGCCTGATCTATCAACTGAATATACTTCATCGTCTCTTACCTTTCCTTTTGTTAGTGGATAGTCATGCAATGGTTAGTGTTAAAGGAGCATCGCACACGAAAGTCTTGCTGCAGGAGCAGCAGGCAACCTTGACAAGACGGTTTTTCACGCTGCCAAGAGATGTGGTGACATTCGTGATTGCCGTAGCAGAGAAAACAGGAATGGAGAAATCCTGACTTACCACCTGCGAGCGGGTACAGCAGGAGCCGCAGTTGCAAGGCACGTAACTGATAACACCCTCTACGTGAATGGTTATAAGATATTGCGAAGTACCCACGTTGGCAATACTCTTTACAGAGAACTGAGGGTTGAAAACCGGAGTCTCGTCCACGCATGAAGGAGCACAGAGCTGCTGCGTGATATTTACATCATAATAGGGAGCAGTGGCGGTTGCACCTACTGCAAGCGTAGCCATGATGCAGGCTGGAATTGTTCTTTTGTTCATAGTCTTTTCTGTTTTAATAGAGCGACGACTTCACCGCCGCATTAATGTTTCACCTGATAGCCCTGCGCATTCTCTACCGGAAGGTTCTTCTGAAGAAGGTCGGCGAGTTCGTCAAGATCCTCCTCGTCAAAGGTTATCACACCCTCCAGGATAGAGAGCGGTCCTTTGTAGCGAAGCTGATCTACTACGTCGTGTGCCATCTGAGGAATGCTTTCTTCGGGAATGTTCCCGAAATACTTAGCAAGCATCGGAGTGACAAGCGCATTGACCACAGGCTGAATCATCGGTTCTACATCGGCTTGCAGAGAATAGCTGCCGCTTACCAAACCCAGGCTGCCGATGGTAGCCTGAAGAGACTGGAGTATAGGCAAGCGCATCAGATTGCCAGCCGCTATCTGAGAGATGGCAGGGCGTGCCCATTCGGACACCACCGCTGCCAGGATTTGCGAGTTCTTGTAATCCATATCGTTTTTCCTTTTATCCGAAAATACGGTTACTGATTACAAGCGCATCCACATCCCATCTGACATACATTGCCCGATGGAATCATCATCTTGGTAACATTCAAAAGTGAAGCCACCTGCGATTTCAGCACGTCGATGTTGGCGTTGGCTGCGGCATTATATGCCATCTGCTGTGCGTTGACCGCCTGCTGTGCATCCTTGTTGGCATCCACCTTGTTTTCGAGCTGACGAATCTTACCGTCAAGATACTGAGTAACATCTACCATCTTCTTGTCGGTATAGTTCTCGCTCTTCTGGATAGCAAGTTCCGTCTTCAATGTAGAGTTCTCCTGAATAAGGTTGGTCTCACTCTTGGTTACAAAGCGTGCATCCGGATCACTCGGATTGGCAGTCATGCCATTGTTGCCTCGACCGAGGTTAAACAAGGATGCACCGCCACCCAGCAAACTGGTAGCCAAACCTGCGATACCAAGTCCAAGGGCGGTATTACCCAATCCCTTGCTGGCAACATCATAGTTGCCATCATTCGTTTTTACCTGCATAGTTTTTTGTGTTTAAATTCTTCCAATATCGGAATCGTATGCAAAGGTAACATGAATGAAGTAAACAGAAAAGTGATTTTCATTAGATGTTCTTGCTGATAAATCATGAAGCAGGAACACTAATAGAAGGATAAGAAAAAGTACAAACGTGCAGAAGTGTATAAGTACAAATGTACTTTGGTACTAAACTACATAGTTTCTTCCAAAGCCTTGATATACGGGATGGCTTCGTCCCTGATAATATCGAGGAAGAGTTGTGCAGAACGCTTCATAGGTACATCCTGCATCCAGTGGGCATTGCTCTTCAGTTCTTCTCCTATGCCCTGGATAGGACGGGCTATAAGGGTAGGGTGGTTCTTCAGATACAGCTTCGGCATAAAAGTAACCAGGTGAGTATCTTCTATGATGGCAAGGTCTTCGTTTGGGTCGCTCACGATACACTTTACGCTTAATTTGGTAAAATCGTTCTGCAGGTATTGCTGAAAGGTGTTGAAAACACGTTCGCCTACATCGGGCATGATGATGCCGTGCTTCAGCAGGTCATCGTATGTTACCTTATCTTTCCTGGCAAGAGGGTGTGTGTTTCTCATAATGGCACAAATACTGAATGGGATGCAGGGCTGGCTCTCGATACCCTCGTTGGTATAGGCTTCGTTCATCGTAAAAGCGAGATCCAGCATGTGGTCTCGCAACAGGCGGTTCAGGCTCGTTGCCTTGGTAAATTCGGCATTCACTCTTACGTTAGGGTATCGCTCCATGAAGATAAGTGCAGCCACACGGATATAGGGGGCAATAAAGGAACCGACACCGATGCGCAGTTCTCCGGTCATGCAGTTGTTGAGTGCATTGATATGCTCCTTGCAGTCTTCCGTCAACTTCAGTATTTCCTTGGCACGTGGCAGAAGTGCCTCCCCGTTCTCGGTGAGCATGATGCTGTGCGATGTGCGTATCAGCAGCTTGCATCCCAGTTCATCCTCCAGAGCCTTGATGTGCTGACTGATGGCAGATTGGGTGACAAAGCATCGGGTGGCGGCGATACTGAAAGAAAGCGTCTCTGCCACATACGCAAACGAACGTAAATGTCTTAGTTCCATAATCTTTTACTCTTTTAGTTACACTATATATATTAAAATTTTATGCTGCAAAAATAAGAAAAATATTCTATACGGAAACGCATTTTGCATTAAATAATCTAATTATGGAATAAGATATTTGATAAATGAAAGGTATATGCAGTTTATATGCAAAAAGCCCCGGTACCTTGCCTTATCTTACTAAGACTCAATACCGAGGCTTTGATTTATAGAGTAAATTGCCAATGGAACGCATTGGATAGGGGAGCGATTATTCATCGTTCTCGCCGAGCGTAGAGGTTTCATCATTGATAGATGCTACCTGCTTGCTCCGCTTAGATGACTGCCGGGAAGCGGAATTGGTATCGCTCTTGTCAGTTCCGCTTACACTTCCCCCGATGTGCCTGCGCCATTACAGAGAGAATCCCAGCCACTCTCTGGGGTAGCAATCTCGTAGCGGCCATACGTTGTAGGGCTAAGGGTGCCGCTCAATGTGACTGTACGGTCATCTTCTGGCTTCTTACCTGTATCACCCTTGATGTTACCGGAATCATACTTGAAGTCGTGCTGCTTGTCATAAACGATGATTGATTTATCACCATCCTCGATGATGTAACCACACTTGAGGTTATTGAGACCACGAGCCACATAAGCAGTATCGGCGTTTACGCTCTCAAGAACGTAGTCCAAGGTCTGCTTGAAACCCTTCTGAAAACCGAGGTTCTCCCAGGTGTGACCCTGACCGCCATCCTGGCACTCAAACTTGTAGAGACCCTTACCTTTCTTGAAGGACGCAGCTGTCAGCGCTGCATAGGTGTTCTTACCTGCCTCTGGTGAGAGAGGAGCAGCAAGCTCACTCTTGATAAAGACATATACGTTTACGCCAAGACCGCCGAAGTTTTCCAAGCAATCGTTCTCGGAAAGAATATCTTTGATCTCTGGGCATGTTACATTTTCTGCCATAATTGTATCTTTTTTGATGATTAAACGAAATGGCGGCGGAAGCCATATTCCGCCAAGTCAGACGACCGCCGCCGAGGATTTATAGAGGCCTGCCTTGCCTCCGTTCCCAGCGATGGAATCGCTGGGAACGGAGGCAGGAGAGGATTAACCATTCTTCTTGAAGAAGGCGGTGAAGCCCATGCTCATACCGGTAGCGGTAGTCTGAATAGTCTTCTCCTTGCTGCCGTTGCTCCAGTGAGAAAATTTATCGGTTGTGCCATCCTCTGCTACCAAGGTGATAACCTGGTTAATGGTTGTGGCTACTGGCTTTGTGTACTCCTCGCCGTTTACCTTCACCTTACCGTCGGTAACAGTAGAACCATCCTCCATTGCGGTTGTTACCACAAGGTTAGAATTGATATAATCACCAGCAACATACTCTGCTGTTGAAAGGTTGCCGTCTGACATCGCAAAGGCGTACTTGAACGGATTGCGAATACCTGCACCCTGGATTGACTGAATCTGGAACTGCACGTCACGCATATCATCATCGGTGCCCACCTTAACGCCTACGTAAGTCTTGTTACCCTCAGAATCAACTGCATAGACGAAGTTCTTAGGGATGGTAACGTACATGCGATCACCCTCACCGAAATCTGCAATAGGGCAGAGAGTAACACGAGAGAGACCTGGGAGCTTGAAGTTACCGCCGTCCTCGTACTCAACCTTGAAGTTGCCGTGGAACTTGTTAGCGTAACCTGCAGCGATGTTCTGGGCTGTCAACTCGCTCATGTAAACGAGAACGTTCTGCTTGCGCAGACGGGCATCCCACTTCAGGTGCCATGTCAGGAAGTTGTCGTATGGAGTAGAGTCGTTGTTGTCAGAAGGCTCTGCGATTGACTCGCAAGGAATCAAGTTGCCGTTAGCCTCGCTGATAAGACCGTCCTCGATGTCATGCTTGACACAGGTATGGTAGCCGTCATACAACGCCATAGCCTGCTGTGAAGCTGGAGTACTCTCGTCGCCCTTGTCAAGACTGATGTCACCATTCCACAAGCAAGCGGTAAGGTTGTCGGCATAGTTGCTGAGGATAGCGGTAACAGCCTCTGTAGCGAGAGGGTACTGACCCTGTGCGTCTGTGCCGAATACTGTTTCACAATACTTGTCGATGTTATCAGTGTAATGGTCCCAAGCGAGCTTCACTGTAATTGTGCGCTCCTTCAAGAAACCAACCTCGCTGTTCACCTTAGTGTGAACATCCTTACGACGGGTGGTACCACCCTTACGGAGCAGAATGTGGATAGTGCGCTTATACTGAACACCGGAAACGATGTCGATACCCAAGCGGTCCATCTCCTCTGCATCGGTGTAACCTGGACCCATAAGGATTTCCTTAGTTACCTGCTCGGCTACGTGCTGCAGGGCAGTAGTGCCGATAAAATCTTTAGGAAGTGTTGCCATAATTTTCAACTAATAATTAAAAAATGAATAAGAATGTTTTAACCTGAATACTTAGTGTTATCCTGATGATGGAGGGCTTACTCCTCGCCTCGCTTGAAACGCTCGAAAGCTGCCTTGCGCTCAGCATTGGTCTTATACTTCGATGGGTCGAACTCACGGAGGTTCTGAGCCTTTGCACCCTCACCGTTGTTCTGAGGTGCTGCACCCTGTGCTGGCTCCTCGCCTGGGTTCTCGTTCAACTCAGCAATCTGAGCGTCCTTGTCAGCGATGGTCTGCTGGGCAGTAGCGAGCGAAGCCTGGACAGTCTTCAACTCCTCATCTACCTTAGCCTTCTCCTCGTCAGCCTTTGCCTTAGCGTCGTTGAGGGCTTTGATGTCCTCATCTGCCTTAGCCTTTGCCTCTTTCAGATTCTTGATTTCCTCGTCCTTCTGGGCGATGGTCTCAGCGAGTGCGTCGTGCTTTGCCTGGAGATCGGCAAGACTCTGCTCTGCTGTAGTGGCTTTCTGCTTTGCATCAGCCACAGCCTGCTCCTGCGATGCAAGGTGAGCTTCGAGGGTGTCGAGCAATGGCGCATTCATGAATGCGCCTTCCTCCTTCACCTCAATCTGCTGACCATCCTGCATACCGCAAGCGGCATTGATCTTTGGATAATTTGCCATATTGATTGATTTTTGATGAATAGTATGTTGATGATTCTCTTGTTTTGCTGAAGAATCCTTGTCTGGCTCCAACTGAGGGTCGTGTGCCGGATGGTCGGATGGTTCGTTCTGACTGTTCTTAGTTTCATCTTCATCAGACGACTCTCTGCTGCTAGGCTGCGCTACACCATTATAAAGGTCAAAGCAGCGCTTGACGCAAGAGAGGAAGTCACTCTGATCATCCATCAGAATACCCTTCACGTCTTCGGCATTGAATACCTTGCCGTGCAGATGCTCATCCTTTGCGTTAGGACAGGCTTTCTTAACGTCAGCTCTGAACTCCACACCTAACTCGGCAAGTTCTTTTACCAACTTCTCGCTATCGCCATCATTGGCAACATCACGGAACTCACGGTTCTTGTCGAAACTCTCAGGGTCGTACAACTCATGATAAGTTTCATCAGTAAACTGGTTTTTGCTGCCATCAGCCTGCGTGTAGAAGGATGCCATCACACCGATGCAGCCGATTTCGTCCTTCGGGTGCATGTAGTAACGCTCATCGCAGAGAGAAGCGAGATACATACCAGCCGAGGCACACATGCCGTCGATAAAGGCAATGACTGGCTGACCTAATGAACGGGCATAATTGATAGCCTGCTCGTAATCGTTCTTTGCCCAAGCCGAGCCGCCAGGAGTATTGATGATGAAGATGTGACCTCGACAGAATGAATTGTTGGCTGCACGGATCATCATGTTGCGATGGTCAACCGAACCATAGGAGCAACCGCCACCATTACGGGTAATCGGGCCGTCGATGGTAAGTACCGATACAAACGGAAAGTCCTGTGCCTCCTCATCATCTACAATCCAGTTACCGCGAACCTTTTTGCCATCCTCGGAAATCTGATATTCCTCGGGGTAAAAGATTGAGCCATCGGCAGCCTTCACGGTTACGAAGCCGCAGGTAGGTGCAGGGCGTTCGTATATGGCATGCGCATTCAGATTTTGCTCCAATGCCTTACGGATTCCGTGAACAAAGTCAGGCGAAATCATCCACTTCTTCTCGGTCAGAATTTCGTATAGACCTTTCATTGTGGGTAATAGAATTTTAAAAATTAATGTATGTTATCGTTATCCTGAATACAAATCTCCTTACCTTGTTGTTATGCTAGAAGACTATTGATATTTTCTGAGGGCAAAGGTAATGGAAATGCGTGGGCGTATAGGGACAAAATAAGCCTATATGCCGAAATAGCTATGATTTAGGGGAAAACAAAAAACCCTGCGATCCTCACGGACTGCAGGGCAGCAAACAAAATTAACATTAGATATTTATGAATAATCTCAAAAAAACTAGAAGATAATTAAGTACTGAAATTTATATGATTGATTAAGCAATCGTTATCGGAATAAACTCCGATATCGCCTGACAGGTAGCCGTAATGCTACGGGTCTCGGCATCGTTCTGACTGGTTACGGAATCGGTAATGCTGAAGGTGCCTGGCAGCGTATGGCAGAGATAAAGCGAGTCATCCTGCTTGCGCAAGACTATATAATAGTCCTGTCTGTGCATATTCTTGATAAATTCGGGTATATTCTCCTTTCCGTCACGGATATTGGCGGTAATCTCGAACTTAAAGACGGTACCATTGCCACTTTCTGAAGAGGTCTGCTTGGCGGTGATGCCATCAGATATGACATAATTGTCGCCTTCGCTGGTGGCAACATGGAGTGCTTCGCCGGCAAACTTGCATCCGTTTATCTGCAATATCAGCGGTATGCTGAACGGAATAGGGACGGAACTGTCCCATACGGCATAAAAATAAGCATCGGTTACTCCCTCAAGAAATAACTCTCTGCAACTATCGGGTAATTTCATATCGTTTCCTTGATTTATCCGTTATTTAACATTTATTATCTTACGAATTAACACCTATTATATAAGGTGTAAAATCATAACCACTGCACTTCATCGATGCGATTGGACTTGTCACGGCTATCTTTATACTGCATATCCACGCAGGAATAGGACTTGAAAAAGCAGTGCTCCGTGCGGAACCACCTGCCGATGATGCGGCGCAACACGTCTTTCTCTTCCTCGCTGGCTTCTATGCCGTAGCGCATTAAGTACCGCTCCAGCATGGCGTTATGAGAACGGGCGATAACTCTGCCTTTGGACGTGCAGAAATCGAAGGTAGATAGTGCCCATTCCACCAGACTGCGCTTGAAATCGTTGTTGAGTGATACCGCCAGCGCACGCATGCCGTGCGTATCGAGTGTAAAGGTAGGCTTTACGGAATAAACGGTATCGACAATCTCTACTTCGCTGGGCAGTCGGATGCAGAGGTAATCATCATTGGCTCCCTTGCCATCGGTCAGGCGACCATTGAGCTGCTGAACCTCCTGAAAGGTGAGCCAGCTTCCGGCATCACGGCGCATCATTACCTTGCCTCCGGAAGGGTGCCTGCCCGTGAGCATATTGCACCATTGCTGCTGGGAGAAACAGCCGAGGTCGATACGGCTGCTGCGGGCGGGGGTGTTGATGAGGGAGTTGCGCATGATAAAATGCTCGTGCGAATAGTTACTGAACACTACCGGCTCATCCTTTGCAAGGGTGAGCTTAGGGTCGCGGTGCCGGAAAAACTGGCAGCGGGAGGTGGGGAGACGGAGATAGATATTTGGCATTTTTTGCTATTTTAAGGCGATGCCTTTCTGCTGGGCATAATAGAGCATAATGGCATCGGTAATGTAGAGGAAGTATTTCTGCATGCTGTTGCCTTCCTTTGGGCGTGGAACCAGCTTGTCGAGCTTGGCAGTCTGCTCCTCGCTGAGATTAGGGATGAGCTTCATGCCGTCGATATAGCAGCCACCTGATTCCGTCTTGGCGATGAAGCACTCGTTAAACATCTTGTTTTCTCCGAAGAAGAGGTTGAGGGCTTCTATCATCTGATCCTGGGTGAAGCCAGGGAGCTGAGGGTGCAGCTTGCGATGCTTGGTCGAATAGGTCTTCATACGCTTATCTACATAGGCATTGATGCTGTCGGCATACTCACAGTAGAGGTCATTATCCTTGCTGTCAATATCCTTGGTTCTTGCGAAATTGAAGAAACCCTGCATCTGCTTCAATACCTGCAGCACACCGTCAAACTGATTGAACTCAACACTGCCATTAAAGATGGTTGTCATATACGACTTCACATCTACCACGATACTCTCCAGGGTATCTGTGAGGAAAGTAACCTTGTCGAGATTAAGGGCAAGCTGGTCAACAGTCTCCTGCATTCCAGGCTTGCTGTAATCTACATAGTAGCGGAGCAACTGACCGAAGTTGAGGAAATCGTAATTTTCATCACTTCGCACATTTACCTGCACGAGTAGGGAGTACATATTCATCGCCAGCTTCTTATCTTTCTCCTGAATGGCACGGATGAGTGATGCCATCTGTGGTGAGTTCTGCGGAACGCGGCTGGCTGCACGGACCAGTTCATTGCGGTTTTGCACGGCTTCAGCGAAATCGGGGTTGGAGAAAAGGCGGTCCAGGGCAGAGGCATATTTCTCTGACGGCACATCCTTGAAGTTGAAGGTATAGATGGTATGGAGGTTTCTGATTTGCGCCTCACGCTTGGCCATCACTTGCTGCTGTTGTTTTTTGTTTTTTGTTCCCATTGCTTTTTATTGCTTTTTATTGCCAAGCATTGATTGGCAAAATACTCTATTAATCATAATCACCCTTATTGGGCAATTATCTTATCGCTCATCGCCATCACCGGCTATCACGTGGCGCTGCTGGCGGCTTGCTAGTTTTGCCAGGTTCTCCTCGGCTACTTCTTCGAGGCTTACACCCATCACGTGGGCAAGTCCTGCGGTCTGCCAAAGAATATCGCCGATTTCGGAAAGCATCAGCTTGCGCTCTTCATCGGTTACGTTCCAGATTTGGGTGTGGCAGATTTTGCCATCCTCATCACGTTCGGTGGTGGTGATATGGAGCTTGCCCTTGCGCATGTGCTTGCCAGCCTTGCTTGCAAATTCGCCTACTTCGACACAGAGGTTGGCGAGCATATAAAAGAGGTTATCACTCTCAGGAAGGCAGGTTGTCATTGCCTTCTGCTGATATTCGTTTAAAGTCATTTTTGCCATAATTCTTTCTTCTTTATTTGTTATTGGACCAGCGATGGAATCGCTGGGAACGGAGGCTTATCTAAAAGATTTCTTTTGAGCCTCGAACATTAATCTCTCCATGATGATGCGGTTGATCTCGAAACCTATCTCCTTGGCATTAGGATGCGCCTTGCCGGTGGTTTCACGGAAGCGAAGGTCTAAGATATGCTGCCACTCGGTGATGGTGTAAGTATAGGCTACCACCGTATAGGTATCGAGAGGGAGAATGCCGCGGGCATCCTGCGGCTTCATGCCCGATTTCAGTAATCGGCGATAGAGCCAGTCGGAAATCTTACAGCCGGTGAGATAGAGGAACTTCTGCCATTTCGTGCCCTCGTGCAGCCAGTGCGGACGGGCAATCTGAACGCCACCTTTCTTCTCCAGGTTCACATAGCGTGTGCTCTGCTCGCTGATGCAATTAGGCGATGTTCGGTTCAGCTCACGGCTAGTACTGATCTGCGTAGTAACGACAAGCGTCATACGGAGGAGATTGAGTGCTTCCTTGAAATCATATTTCAGCGCCTTCTCGATAAACTCGGCTTCCTTCACATTGAATGGGGACAGCATTTCGAGTATGTTGCCATGCTCGCATAGGAACTGCATATTGCTGCTGCTCCAGACTTTTTTTCCCTGCACTGCATAATTGATGTAAGGCGATGCAACAAGGAAAGACCAAAGATGCTTCGGCAGTTTGCTGTCGTTCTTCACGAAGAAATAGAGGGTGCCATGTCGGTACATAGAGCGGTGACCGCTCTCCCAGAAACGGTTGGCCAACTTTACTGCCTGTTCTTCCAGGAACTTCTCTTTCTGCTCTTCAGAAAGATTCTCGTCAGGCTGCTTACCTTTGCTCTTGTAGCAAACTCTGCCTACTCGAGCAATCTGTTGAGCGGCGGTCTTCTGAGGCCACCACTCAACACCAGGAATTATCATTTTCATATTGTTTCTTTATTTGATGTTTATATATTATTCTATCTATGCTCAGTCTGTACTCAGTCTGTATTGTAACGGTACTGGATATTCACTTTGAACTTACTTTACAGCATGGTTGGGGATGCCCAGTTCCTGCTCTCTTATCTTCTTGGCTACGAACGCCACGAAGTCCCAAAGATGGAATATCGAGCGGTTGTTGGGTATCACATAGTCATAGCTGTTGAAATCAATCTGAACACGATACTGGTCTCTGTCGGTACGTTCCTCAGAGATACCACGCTTCTTCAAAGTTTCCGGCTTTGCCGAAACATAGACGGTGATGATCTTGGCTTTCGGGCAGCGCTCCATCAGCTCCATCAGTCCTTTCTCGTCGATGACGTAAATGGCTGCACCATCTACCTGCTTCTTCTCCGTCCAATACTCATAGTTTCCGTATCGGGTATAAGCAAGCATTTCGCTTTTGGGAACGTTGCATTCCTTGACAAAATGATGCTCCTTGCCGTCAACTTCACCTTCCCGCATCGGACGGGTGGTGTAGGAACAGAGCACATCATAGCCCAGGATGACAGACAACATGAGTGCCACCGTGTCCTTGCCAGCCCCAGAGGGGCCAATAATCGTTATCAATTTCATAATCTTATCATTTTACTTGATGAGTTGTCATCACCAGTCGAAAGGCTCCATACCTTGCCAGCGATGGGTAATTCTGCAACACAACGTTTCGCAGATTACCATAATCACCCATATTAACTACATATCTTTTCAGCCCGAAATCGAAGTCGCAGGGGAAGTCCAAATTGATCTGACGGATGAACTTCTCACCCCCGAAACCGGACATCACATCAAACATTACTTTCATCCATCGCTGACCTTTCTTGTCGAGCCATGCCCCCTTCGGGATTTCTACTTTTCTTTTTGCCATAATCTTTAATCTTTATTGTATAAAAAAACTTTTCTTATTAGCCTCTTTCTCTCCATACTTGCTGCAGGATAGAGTGATATTCTCCTTCACCTAAATTCACCTTGCAGGCATGGATAAGGTAATGATAGCTTATGGTATGGCTGCTGCCTAGCTGCCGCCACTTCTGTGATACCTGGGCAGCGTTGTACTTCCGGCTGCATGCCGAAAGCTCGTGAAACAGACGCTCGCCGTAGGGATGCGCCTTCAATGCCCAACCTGCCTTGGTCCACTCATCGTAACTTTCCGTGATGTTGATACGTCGGCTCACCAGTGCTTTTACGATGAGTTCGATGATGCGGTCTTGCGTGCGAGGATCATTCCAGAAGGCTTTATTGTCGTAGCCATTACCGTAAGCGCTGGAGGCGTTACTCTGCGGTTGCCGATACATCGGTCTTGCTTGTGGTATCACCTGCGGTTCATCTGTCGCCAAACCTTGATAAGGCTGCACATGAGTATTAATATAGATGTGGTCTGCATCATCCCATGAGGCGAAGCGCACACGTCCGATATTGCCACACTGCTTATCGAGCACGATACCCAGGGCGGCATATTCCTTGAGGATAGCCTTGAACTGCTCCTTATGCCTGTCTGGATAAGCCAGGCGAACCAATCCGAAATATCCGGTACCCGAACAAGAACGCATCAGCAAACCGATTTCTGGACGAAAGCGAGACACCATGCGGATATTCTCAAAGCTGGTAAGCTGCTGGTTGTCCTGAAGGTCGATGTCGATGGCGAGCCATCCGGTATACTGCTGCAGGTGGGTTTCTCTTCGGGAAACCATCACACGTTGGCCTGGGTGGGTAAGGCTATCGTCTTCATATAGACTGAAGAGACCGCTCAGTGTGGCTCCAGGAAGCATCTTCTTTGTTTCAATATACTCCGGCATCTTCTTAGCCTTGCTGCCAAATTCCTGCCGCATGGCTCGAAGCTTTTTTACATACGGCTTCCATCTGTCCGTCAGACAGAACTCACGGATAGACATCTGCTGGATGCACTCGCCCGTCTCCATATCGACGTATCTTCCAAGTGCATCTTTCGCATCCCGATAGATGGAACATATCTCCTCAAACATACCTTACATATATTATTTATATAAAATCTGCTGCAAAAATACAAAAATAAATCGAAAAGAGTATATGTAAGCTATATAATATTTGAAATAAGTTATATTTTTAACATTTAATATAGGTTGAGAGGGGGAACCAGCGATGGAATCGCTGGGAACGGGGGCGAGGAGGATGTTTTTTCAAAAATGGGACCAAACTTCGATTTTTGGTCCCATTTTGCCGATTTTGGTCTCATTTTTATTTTGAAGGGCGAATTGTTAAAGTCCCCTAATTGCTAAAATGGCGTATTTTGTCCCACTGCTGACCCACTGCTGTCCCCATCTTGGTCCCCTATGCTTTTTCAGTTATCTGCTTGTTTTTCAGCGATTTGCTTTATCTTGGTCTCATTTTTATCTCATTTTCTATAAACTAATGTACGCAGGAGAAACAAAATATTTCAGAAATATATAGAATATATGTAGAAAATTCTGCATTTCTCTCGTTAGCTGCCACTCCCTCTTATCCACATAATTACCTTATTATCTGATGTTTACGGCAAAGCCGTTAATGCCACTAACTTCTAATTTGAGGTTAGGGGTTTTTGATTTTAGGGAAAAGAAAAAATACACGGAAAATTTTTTATATAGTAGTGAATTTCGGCGAAAAATGAGACCAAGATATGTTTTTGAGATTAAAAAGCCCACAAAATCAGCGAGTTATCAAAAGCCCACTAAAATATGAGGTTGGCCGCAAAATGGGACCAAAAAGAGATTTAAAGAAAAAGGCTGCCTCGCTTCACAGCGAAACAGTCTTGAAAAACATAATAATAATAAACTTAAAAACTTAACAACTAACAATCAACAAAACCTTCTTCTATTTATTCTTCATAAACTGGTTAGCCTTATCCAGACTGTCATACAGTCCGTCACGACCATACATGTTAACCTTGGCGTTGATAGGCTGATTCAGGCGCTGAATGAGCGCATTCACGGCTTGTAGGAGCGCCGCATTGCTTGCTGCATTGGCTGCTAATAGTCCGTCTGCCGCTGACGCGCCAGACGAAAGATTACCATTGCCTGCTGCAAGGACATCACCCACATTGCCATTATCAAATGCCCTTCTTGCTGAGTTTCTTCCGGAATAGTTGCGATCGTAGTTTACGAGGGCTTTCAGCAAGCCAGGATTATTCATCATCATGGCGTGGGTGGTTTCCCTACCAATCACGATTTCTGGTCCTCTCTCGGCTACGAGAGACGGCTGCCCGTTCACGGTAGTGGCGGTTGGAGACGTAAGCATCTTCACGCCCCGCATCTGCTTGCCGTCATCCTCCTTCGCCCAATATACTTCACCATTATCAGCCACGAATGGCTTCAAATCCTGCACGTTACCGCTATCGTAGGTAAGCATACCGGTTACAAGCTTGGTGTTGGTAGTATTGGTATTACTCTTCTTCTTGCCGCCGCTGAATGCGGAGTTCAATGCCCACTGGAGCAAACCCATCAAGGTAGCCATCACACCTGCGGCTGCGATCGGACCAGCGATAGGACCCAGGAACTCAAAACACTTAGCCATCGCACCTGCAATAGAGAAGGTTACTTCGCTATTAGTGCGGGCTGCATCAGACTGAGCCATGGCCTCATTGTTGGTCTGAGTATTGGCGAGATTGGTAGTGAGCGCAGTTTGGGTCATATCCATAATGGCGTTCTGTGCGATTTGGGTACCCCTCTGCTGATCTTTATTACCCTCATCCGTTACATTCGTGATGTTCTGAACACCCTGCGTAGTAACCTTCTCACGATCCTTATTACCCTTCTTTACCTCTTTACTCAGTTCCTTCTGATGTTTCTTCTCTTTCTTTAGCTGCTCGGCTTTCTCCTTGTCTTCCTTGGATTTGCCTCCGCCAGTCTTGAACTCTGTATTCATCACGCCACCGATGAAAGAACCACCGATACCGGCTGCGACATCGGACCAGGAACCGCCACCAGAGATAGCATCGGCTGCTGCCGCACCAGTTTGCGTGGCTGTATCCTGGTAAAACGCATTGGCATTGTCTCGGTTGCGATGTGCCCACGCATGAGGAGCACCGTTTTGCTGCTCTTGTGGGCCCTGCTGCTTGGTATCGGTAGGCGCATAAGGCACGACGGGAGTGTTATCAGGCGCAATAGGAGATTTGCCAGGCATGATAGGCGAGCCATCAGGATTCCAACCGATAGGCTGCTGCCGTGAACTCATATTCTCGAAACTAGACTGCGGCTGCTGAGTAAGATAAGATGCACCCTCATCCACCAGTCGCACATACATCGGGTTCGCCTTTGTGCCGAGATTCGAGAAATCCTCCTTCACGGCATTGGCATCAGCATTGGCTCTTGCTGCCTCAATACCAGGCTGCGCTTTCTTCTTGGCTCGCTTGGCACCTGCATCGTTGATAGCCTTCCACATCTGCGTATTCACATCGTTGAGCGCCATATTACCCCACGATTCGAGCATAGACTTCAGAGCGTTCTTGATAGCTTCCTGTGCGCTGCTTACATCGTTGCGCATTTCGGCAAATGCCTTTCCTACTTCCGCACCGAAGGTTTCGATAGGCTGCACAAGCTGCTGCATCTGAGAGAGGCGGTTCTTCATCGCCGTTGCCACCTGGTTAACATAGGCAAGTTCTGCCTCCTGACGAGCCTTGTCTGCTTCATCGATAAGCTGCTGATTTCTCGAATTTTTGAAAACGAAAGCATAATAATCTTCTGCCATCTGCATCTTCATCTTCATCAGCTCCACCTCTGGGTCGGCGGTGAGATCACCGAGACCGAGGTTCGACCACATATTGGTTCGCTTGCCGAAGAGCGCACTTTCCTGCTGCATCTTGCGAAGAGTTTCCTGGTTGGCAAGATTGCGCTGGTTGCGTTTCCACAAGAAATCAGAAATCTTCTTTGCTTCATCGTAATGTTTCTTTTCGGCTTCTGTATATTCGTCTGAATACTGGATCAGTTTCCGATAGAACAGTTTGACATTCTCTTCCGTATCATTCAAAAGCGCAAGAAAGACAGAAGGTGTATTTTCGTAATTCTCGCCAAAGAGGAATTTCAACAAGTTATCTTTCTTTCCTTCAGTAGCAAAAAGATCAGCCATCTGCGTTCTTGCCTTTTCAAGAACCTTGAGAACATCATTCTTATCCTTCTGAAGTGAATCGAGAGATACATCTGCAAAGCGAGATTTTATCAAACCGAGAAAAGAGTTTTCCTGCACCACTTTGGTGTAATCATGTTCCAGCAATTCTTTGCGACGCTGCTCCATGCGTTCCTGTATGATATTGGCGTTACTGTTTTCGCCCTTTGACGCATCGAGCCACTGACGATCGAGATATGCCCTATCCCGCTCATCGGATTTATAGCCAACAACCTTACCTTTCTTGATTTTAGGCAGTTGCTTTAAAAGGTCAGCACGGAGCTTTGACACATCGTAAGCATTAATCTGCTCCAGCAAAGTACGAGACTGAGACTGGCCAAACTCATCATCCTTCTCCTTGCGGTCTTTATCCATTGTCTTTTTGAAATCATCCCAGGTTTTCTTACCGAGGACAATAGATTGCTTTGCCGCAGCGAGAGCCGATTTCAGCTTTATATCCAAGTCATTAACAACCTGCTTCTGTATCTCCTTTTCTACATTATCCTTTGTCATTTCCTCTACCATTGCCGTCTTCTGGCGTTCGTAGAAGTTCTTGATTTTGGTTATGAACTCGGATATATTGTTGCGGGCATCGTCTTCAGGAGTTGTAGCAGAGCCTTTACCGCCCTTTCCGGTTTCATCAATATGTTGTGGGGTCCCCGTCTCTTTACCAGTTGCCACATCCAATTCCGCGCCGAATTTATCTCTTAACGCGTTTTCCTGCGCAACAACATCATCCAATCGGCGTTGAGCCTTATCACGAGCGCTCTTTGCCGCAGCCCTCTGACCTGCTTGACCGATAGCGCCCTGAACCTGAGAAGGCATCATGGCACCGCCGGAAGTCTGAATATAGGAGCCGTTAGGTGTCTGTACTTTCGAGTTAGCGTAAGCATCTTCTTTTTTCTGCAAATCAAGAATTGCATCTACCTTCTGCCGACCCAACTCTGCCAGCTTTGAACGAGCACCTTCAAGTTCGTAATACTTCTGCAAGCGGGTAAAGTTTGCATCCCATGCCCTAGTATTTTCCTTAACTGCACCGGTTTCAGTATTAATCTTTGCGTTGAGTCCAGGAATAGCACTATTCAACTGATCCATCGCATCGATTCGCAACTTCATAGAGGCAGAAGTATCTTTCATTACATTATGAAGACGAGTCAGTTGCTCCTGCTCTTCCATTGCCCTACGCTTACCTTCCTCCTGTACTTCGTTCAGTACACGCTGACCGGCTGAAGCCTGATTCAGAGAAGACGTATATTCAGCCAACTTCACGACTAGAATACCTAGCAAGCCGATTATACCGCCAAAGACACCTGCCTGTTTTACTAATGACAGCTTTTTGAAAGTCGAAACCATCTTAGCCCAAACCACACTCAGTGAGGCCGAAGCAGAACTCAACTTCTGAGCATAATCAAGTACGTATGCAAACGCACCCGCCAAACCTGCCATACTGAGCATAGATATGAGCGTAGGAAGGATATTCAGCAGCATTTTGACAGAAGCAAAGATAAGTCCGATGGCTAATTTTACCTCTGTCATAAAACCGAGGCTGCTAGTCAACTCCTTAGTTAACTCAAACCACGCCTTGGCTATATCGTGAACGGGACCTGCTGCTGCGCTGGATGAAACAAACTGTTTCTCCCAAAGATTATTGGCACGCTCCATATAAGCCATAGCGGTTTCCTGCTGCATATTATACTCTACCGTTACAGCCGTACCGTCATTAAAGGCTTTATTTGATTCCTCGACAGCTTTTGTAAGCATACCATTTTTGGCAGCCATCGTAACCATCGTCTTCACGAGTCGGGCGCCATCAGAACCTAAGTCTTTAAACAAGCCGTCAAGAGCAAAGACATTCTTGGTTTCACCCATTTTTCTAAAGATAGTAAGAATAGCGTCCATACCTCTTCCGCTCTCGATCATCTTCTTCAAACTTCCGGTAGCGATACCCAGGGATTTTTCTATAGGGCTGGTTCCTTTTCGCAACTCAGTTACCAATTTACCAAAAGCGGTTGCTGCCACTTCTGGCTCCAATGCCATACTATCTACCGCAGAACCAAGGGCGAGAATATCAGGCGTGGTAAGGGCAGCCTGTTCACCAAGGGCGAGCATACGGTTTGAGAAATCCACAATCTTATCACTGGAAGCAGTGGAAGTAGCAGCCAGACGGAAGATTGCAGAACCGGTCTTCAGCATAGCTTTTTCTACACCATACTTGTCAACCAATCCCATCACCTCAGTAATCTTTGCCAAAGACGTGAGCGCTTCCTCACCCAAATCTTCTTTAAGTGCCACATTTACCTGGTCGGCAGCACGGACGAAGCCAGCGAGTGCCATAGTGCCACCCTGTGTTTGAATACCCAGTTTAGCACCAGCATAAGCGATTTGATTTAACTCTTCAAGACTGGTACGGGTATCAATTTTTGCCAACTCACGAGAAAGATTTGCTATTTCGTCCGTAGTAGAAAGCGCAACTTTACGAATATCCGTCAACTGATCCATAAACTTCATGTTCAGACGGAATAAATCAACAAAGTAAGTCTTTACCTGGTTAAATACCGCAAACATACCTACGTATGCCGTAAGGTTCTTCAAAGCCGTATGCCATGCACCACTCTGCTTATTGGCTGCACCCGTTGCGTCATCAATAACCTTTTTGAGGTTCTTCAGCTCCTTCTGTCTGTTTGCAAATGTCTCGCTCTTAGTGTTGACAAAGTTCAGTTCCTCCTCAAGTTGCTTATAAGCCTGTCTCAGCTCATTGATATTTGCCTTGCCAGTCTTACTGCGGGCAACAATATCATTGATTTGCGCTTGCGAAAGACGGGTACCTTTCATAGTTTGTTCCAACTGGGCATATTGCCTGCGTAAATCAGATACAGCCTTACTTCCAGCAGGGAGTTGTTGAATTTTCTGCTGAATAGCGTCCATGGTGCGCTTAATGTCCTCGCCCGAAGCCTTACTAGGAGTAGATAATACCTGACGCATTTTCTGCCAACCGATTGCTGCTTTCTGGGCTTTCCCCGATACTGCATCAAGGCGTTCCTCAATCTTGGCAAGGGCATCGTTATAGGCTTTAATCTGAGCGGTATCAGATGTATCTACATTATCCCTCGCCTGAGTAATAGAAGTCTTAGCGCGGCGCAAATCGGATGCCGTAGCGTTTTTATTACCGACGGTTCTCATAGCTTCACCGGCACTCATTTTGCCTTTACGCCTATCCTCTTCTGCCTCCAGTTGCTTTAAAATATCAAGATTAAACTGATAGCCGGAAGATGTTTTCTTTAAAGAAGAAACAAGTTCTCTCTGCTGAGTAAGAGCCTTACTGAGCCATTGGTCGGATTGCTCATCAACATTTTTTAAATTTTTCTTAATCTTCACATATTTTCCTTCGAGCAGACGTATCTCATCGCCTACTTCCTTCATCATCGCACGGATGGAATTAGCCTGCTCCATCTCTGCCTCTGACAAGCCTTCGAGCTGACGCTTGCCATCGCCCAATGCACGGCGCAGGTTGCGAAGCGAAGTATTACTGAGTTGGTTTACTACGCTCTGCAAACGCTCATTGGCAGAAATATCCTTAATCTGCGCAGAAGCCAGCAAATCATACTGCTTCTTCAGATCCTTGATGGTGGCATCGAGGGCTTTATATGGATCAGTGTTCGGCTTCAGTTTTTTCAGCTTCGCCTGAGCCGCATCTATCTGGTCGGATATACCCGCTGCTGCCTCCTGCAACTGCTTCAGTACCTGGAGCGGCTGCTGACCATTGAGCGTGATGATAGCCTCTGTTTTATTCTTTGCCATTGCTTTTTATTTTTTTAATGTTTATTTTTGGGGGATATGAGACCGACGATGGAATCGCCGGGAACGGGGGTGAGATGGGTTACTCATCTTTGCCTTCCAGGGCGTTCATTATCTGCAACAAGCCCTGATAGCCATAGTAATCTGCAAGATGGTTTTCGTATCTCGTTTTCAGTCTTCTCACCGTGCGCATGATGGCAGGACGGTGAGATTTACCTGCCCTTCTGTCCCACTTGCCGATATATCGTGTTTTGAACTTGGCTTTTTTTGAGCGGTCCACCTTATCGGCAGTGATATGGGCTGCAGGGTCACGAGGATCACCCGTCAAACCTACACCAATATCCACATATCGGAGATAATCGTTATAACGGATTCCTACCATCAGATTACCCGTCTTTTCATCAGCCTGATATACCGTACCCTCAAAGGATTTCTTACCTTCACCCGTAGAATACCACATGCCGTGTTCCTCGCGGTATTTGTTCACCTTCTCATAGCCGCGATATACTTCTACCGGATAAATCTTCTGGGTATTGAAGTTGACTTCTATATCAAGAAGGGCTTGTTTCAGATATACACCTGCCACCTCTTTCAGTGGTGCAAAAGGCGACTTGATAGGTTGAGTTCTGATAGGCATAGTTTATCCCTCCTTTCCGTCTTCTGTCGATGCAGGAATGATATATTTCTGCTCTTTTTCACATTGGAAGTTATAGAGCGGACGGATGGTCTGCCAATAGCAATCAGCCAGGAGCCAGCTCGGACCACGGAAAAGAGGGTTTACACCATAGGCAAAACTCTCTATATCGACGGATGATAACTCTATGCCCAGCTTAGGCTCTTCCGTCTTGAAGTTTCTGCCCGTGATAGGGCAGATACCTGTGCGGCGAAGCTGAGTGAGATAAGAGGCAAGGTCTTCGCAATACTCCATCAGATCATCCGATGCAGCCTGCAATTTGCTGCCATCATATCTGCCCAACGTAGCAGAAGAATCTTTCAGTCGGGTAAGGAAACAGACCTGATAAGTAATCAGGGCTTGCTTATCCGATTTCAACTCTCCGGAGTTCACTACACGATAGAGCATACAGGGAGAGTGAATGATATTGGCGTTGCGGGAAAAGATATTTTCCTCGTCAATATCACGGATGCGGAAGAAACTCTGGTCTTCCAGCTTCTTGCTTGTCGGGTCATGGGATAAGGACTTGTATATCGTAGCCCAGTGTTCCAAAACATTTGATATTGTCATAATTCAAAGAGATTTTAACACATTATTAACTGATAGCGTACAGAAATTAAGAGATATTGACACTATATGTCGTAAGCATCATCAGCCGATTTAGACGAAATCCATTCATCTTTATCTGCGCTACCCTTGTCATCCTTTTTATCAGAAGGTGCCTCTGCTTCATCTTTTTTCTCAGCTTTCTCTGCCTTCTCGGCCGATGGAGTTTCCTCCTCTTCTTCCTTCATCAAGTCTTTCAGCTTCACGTTGAAGTGCCTTTCTGTTTTGTCGGCTACAATCTTCTGCATCACTCTTGCCCAGGGTGCGCCATTACAGGTACTCTCGTTTTCGAGAATGCTCACGAGCTGCACACCGCAATAGATAGCGGCAAGATAGTTAGCGAGATGGAGAGGGTTCTGAAAATCGAGTATGACGGTATCTACCATCGTGGCTAAGAATATCGCAAGGATGAGGACGGAGAAATCTTTCACCATCTTTGCCATTTTCTTAGATTTCAGTTTCCCGTCGATTTTGCATCGAGGATCTTTCTTGATAGCCTCCCGATAGCGGGAATAGATGCGGCAGTTGCAGCGCCATGCCGTATAGCAGTCGCAGACAAGGGCGAAGAAGCATACGGCAATGTAGTTAAGAGATGGTTCCAGTGTGCACCACACTAAGCCGATAATGGCTGCAAGAAACCTTGTAAGAGTTGGAATTAAACTTTGCATTTCTTTTTTCTTTTTATTGTTATCCTATGTTTTTTAATACGATACAAAGGTATCGGTTTTTTATTGAGAGATGGGGACAAAGGGATTTTCTTGTCCCAACCATTTAGGGGAGATTTCGTAATTTTGCGGGCAGATAAAGAAATTAAAAAGGCAATGATGAATGCAAATATAAAACTGGAAGAAGCGCTGCAACGTGCATCCGCAGGATTGCGCAGAAAGATGCTTTATTCCATAGAACTTTTGCGGAAGGCTGAAAAGATTGCGATGAACTATGATAAGGACGACGGGTTCTTTCTCGCCTTCAGTGGTGGTAAGGATTCTCAGGCGCTCTATCATATCGCAGAACTGGGAGGGGTAAAATTCAAAGCTCACATGAACCTGACGAGCGTGGACCCGCCGGAGGTTATCCGTTTTGTGAAGAAATGCTATCCCGATGTGGAACTGGTGAAGCCGAAGGAGTCTATCTATAGCATCGCTATCCGCAAAAAGATTCTGCCCACGATGAGGGTAAGATGGTGCTGCGCTGAGTTCAAGGAATCGGCGGGTGCCGGAAAGGTTACACTGATTGGCATCAGACACGAAGAGAGTAGCCGAAGGGCAAAACGCAATGAAGTGGAAATCTCTTCCCACAAATTCAGCGGTACGCTTGACGAACTGGAGGAATACCGACAGGAACAAAAAGTGAAAAAGGCTCGCAAGAAATCACAGAAGGATGGCGTGAATATGATGAACGCCGACTATGAACAAACGCTTGGCTGTATCCACGGAAAGGAGAGTCTTCTTATCTCGCCCATCATCCATTGGACGGAGAGAGACGTATGGGAGTTCTTAAATCAAGTGGTACAGGTAGCCCATTGTGAACTCTACGATGAGGGTTGGCGAAGACTCGGCTGCATCTGCTGCCCAATGAGTTCCGCAAAGCATAGGCGCATGGAAGAACAGAGATGGCCGCACGTGAAAAGAAATTGGATCAAGGCTATCAAGGCTATCAGAAATGATGGGGGGTATTCGAGAAAGAATATATCTGGTGGAACATCAGAACCGACAGGAGATTGTGTGGGGGGGCTACGAGTTTCGAGCCGACAACAAAGGTATCTTCATCAACGACAAGGCTATGCAAGGCTTCAGGATTGCCTCGAGTTTTCGGAAAGCTCATCATCTGACCGCTTGACTGATGAGCAAGAGAACGAAATAGCGGAGAACATTTATGATTGGTGGACTTCGGGATTGGGCTACCGACAATGGTATGCTCAGAATTTTCTGCAACTGAAACTTGATTTCGATGCCCCACAAAGTTAATATTTAACATTAAAAACAAATGAGATGAGCCAATTAACACAGAACACCCTGCAGAGGATAGACAAGTGGCTATCAAATGGTCTCAGCATGGAGACGATGTTCCCAAAACTGGAACAGCGATACCGCATGCAGATTTGTGCTGAGTTCTACAAGCGATGGGTACAGAACAACGATATAGACCCGCGTACCACCTGCCGCAATATCGCACGGCGCGATTATACGCTCTTCGTGAACCAGGCAGGACAGGGCAACAAAGAGGCGCAGGAAATGGTGATGGCGCTGCATATTGATATTGACGATGAAGGCAATATAAAACCTCGAACGGTTACGGAACTGAATAATGATGTGGCGGTATGCAATCATATCATCCGTTTCTTTCAGACCGATGAAAGTCCTCGCCACAAGGCGATGTATCTGAGCAGCGCTGAATGGCTCATCCGCACGGGTAAGCAGCAGAACAACGACCGCGCGGTGGATAAGGGTATGCAAGCCCTGGCTAATGTATATGGCAACTTCGTAGAGGATAAGGATGCTACGGATGAGATGCCAGATATGAGCCGCATAGCCATTACCCAGGATGTAAGCATCGTGAAGCACGACCGCATCAACTATACCGATGAGTATAAGCGCAAGATGGCTCGCAAGTACGGTTTGACGGTGAAGGATATGCAGCAGATAGCCGATGAGGAGAGTCTGAATGCTACTCCGGAAAAAGCTCCTGATTACTTCGACTACATGGAAGAGGTGATGGAAGAGAAGGAGGCTGACAAACAGGCTAAAGAAATGAAGGAGGAGCCAGCCGATGAGTAAGCGATACGGAAATCGTCATCCCAACAAGATACCACCCTTCCGTCCTGATCCGGAACACTGGACGAGGAAAAGCAGCCACGGCTGGAAAGCCAAGGTTTCCTACGAGAGTGAGGATGAAGCCTACGAGTTTCTGAAGCTACACCCTAAAATCATGGCTGCCGGATATACGGCTTATCAGTGCAAGGTTTGCTCGAAATGGCATGTGGGGAAGTTGAGATAGTTAATTATTTATAGTTTGTAGTTTAGACTTTATGACAAAAGACAAAACACTTGAAATCATTTCACTTCAATGCCCTACTTGTGGTGGGGTATTGTTTGGTGCGGAGAGAACGACGTACCAGATGGTCGAGTAGAAAATACATATCGCTGTGACCGATGCGGTACCACATTCACTAGCTTGGAACCAACCGAAGAAGATAAGTTTAACGATTATGCCGATTATTGGAACGGAAATGGTGACGACCTACTGGAATGCAATAGGATATACAATGAGGATTGCTTGAAGGGGATCAAGAAGATTGGCAAGGATTCAATCTCGCTGATAATAACCGACCCGCCATACGCAATTTCTCGGGATTCTAACTATGCTAAGTCTAAGCCAACAGGAAAAGACACCGACAGATTTCGTATATCCATTGATTTTGGGGAATGGGACCAACCTGACGCTTTTGATATAAAAAAGATGATTAAGGAATCATATCGATGTCTAAAGGATGGCGGATATATCGTCTGCTTTTACGATTTGTGGAAAATCAATATCGTAAAAGAAGCGATGGAGGAAGCGGGCTTTAATCAGCTACGATTGATAGAGTGGCAGAAGACAAACCCCGTTCCTATTAATAGTAAGATTAACTATCTCACGAACGCCAAGGAATTTGCCGTTTGTGCCGTAAAAGGTTCTTCTCCTATATTCAAAAGCGAGTACGATAATGGCGTATATTCTTACCCTATCTGCCATGAAAAGGATAGATTTCACCCTACCCAGAAGCCAGTAGATTTGATTCGGGAAATCATAGCCAAGCATTCTAATGAAGGTGATTTGGTTCTCGATAACTGCATGGGCAGCGGCACTACTGCTATCGCCTGTATCAGAGAGAAGCGGAACTTTATCGGTTTCGAGTTAAACAAGGAATATTACGACAAGGCTTGCAAGCGTATTCAGCTTGAAATGGCGCAGCCGAGCCTATTCTAAAACATATAATTACAATGGAATTAAATAAGATTTATAATGAGGATTGCCTGGTAGGAATGAAAAAGATTCCTTCCAAGGCTATCGACTTAATAGTTAGTGATCCTCCTTATATTATAGACAATTCGGGGGGGTATTTATGCTCATAACGATAAAGGCTATGTAAAAGAGCTGGATGAGATAAAGAGCGGATTCGACTTAAAGATTCTAGATGAATGCTGCAGGGTTATGAAAAAGATAAATATCTATCTTTGGTGTAGCCAAAAACAGATTCCTCTATATCTTGATTACTTCGTAAAGAAGAAAGGCTGTAACTGGAATCTGATTACTTGGCACAAGACAAACCCGATACCTGCATGCGGCAATAAATATATTACTGATACAGAGTATTGTTTGTTCTTCCGAGAAAAAGGAGTTCGTATTTATGGTGATACGAGTACCAAAGGAACGTATTTCATTACTCCACTAAACACTTCAGAGAAAAATCTTTGGAATCATCCAACCATAAAACCAGCACCATTCTTTCAAAAGCATATTATCAATTCGAGTTTGAAAGGTGATACCGTCCTCGATCCTTTTATGGGCAGCGGCACTACCGCTATTGCCTGCATCAGAGAAAAAAGGAACTTTATCGGTTTCGAGTTAAACAAGGAATATTACGACAAGGCTTGCAAGCGTATTCAGCTCGAAATGGCGCAGCCGAACCTATTCTAAAACATATAATTACAATGGAATTAAATAAGATATATAATGAGGATTGCCTGAAAGGAATGAAAAAGATTCCGGACGCAAGCGTGGATTGTGTTATCTGCGATTTGCCGTATGGCGTTCTCAATAAAAAGAGTGAAGGCGGTGGCTGGGATAGCATTATCCCACTTGAGCCATTATGGAAGGAATATCTACGCATAACCAAACCCAATGCAGCCATTATTCTTTTCTGCCAGGGCATGTTTACCGCACAGCTTATGATGTCGCAGCCGAAACTCTGGAAATATAATCTTATTTGGAGCAAACAGCGGGTAACAGGCTTTCTGAATGCCAACAAAATGCCTCTGCGCTCGCATGAGGATATAGCAGTATTCTATCGGAAACAACCTATATACAATCCTCAGATGGTAAAATGTGCGCCACATCAAAGGAATCATCGAAGAGGCGATGGTTCTCATAGTTTAAAGCGAGGTTGTTATGGCGATCATAAAGAAGTGCCTACTATCGTATCAGATGAAAAATTCCCAAAGAGCATTATCTGCTTTGATAAAGAACATTCTGCCGATACCTTCCACCCCACTCAAAAGCCAGTAGCTCTTATCCAGTATCTTATATGTACTTATACCAATGTGGGGGGTGCGTTCTTGATAACTGCATGGGCAGCGGCACTACCGCCATCGCCTGTATCAGAGAAAAGAGGAACTTCATCGGATTTGAATTAAACAAAGAATATTACGACAAGGCTTGTAAGCGCATTCAGCTTGAAATGATGCAGCCTTCTCTGTTTTAAAATCAACATACATTCAGGATAACAAAATTTTAAAATATGCAACAACCACATTTGATATACCTAACCAAATTCCAGCAGCAATCTCTGTATATGGCTGCGAAGGATGAAAGGGTGATTGCCGCAAGACGTGTGGGTAAAACCGACGGTCTTGTGGCTCCTTACGTCTGGATGGCTTCTAACTCTATGCCCGGTATGCTAGGAGCCTGGGTAGCCGTATCACGACAGCAGGGATTCGGCAAGACTATTCCTGGTACCATGGCTGCCATGGAACGAATGTTCGGCTTTACGCAGGGCATTCATTTCGGTTGGGGACGACCACCGAAGCATGCCCGTGAGGCTATCTTCAAGCCGAAAAGCTATGATAATATCATTTGGTTTGCGAATGGTGCCCAGTGGGTGCTAATCTCCCTCTCGCAGACCGCAAGTGCCAACAGCTACACTTTTTCAGCGATGGTAGGTGACGAGGCGAGATTCTTCCCTTATAAGAAAGTAACCGATGAGTTGATGCCGGCGTTATCAGGCCAGACTCACCCTTTGGGCAACATCAACTTTACTGACTACAACCCACTCTATAAATCGACAAGATTCCTATCTGATGCTTCGCTTACCACCAAGGGCAGTTGGCTGGAGCGCGAGGAGGAGAAGCTTGACCTTACGATAGAATCAGGTAAATTTCAAGGCAAGACTTACAGATGGGTGCAGGAGCAGTTGGAAGACTATGCAAACAAGATTATCCGCTATAACGACCTTATCTATAATGCCAAGAAGACCGGGCATACTCCCCATGCCGTGCCACCCGATTTGAGATTGATGATACGTGCCATCGCCCTCAAGATGATTAAGCACGAGGGACAGTTTAAGATCCTGCCGAACCACGGCAACCAGCTTACAAAGAATATGGTGGATATGGCGGTAAACTATAAGCTGGTGGATGCAGCGGATGCAGAACTCATCTATGATTATGAATATCTGTTTACGGAAGAAGAATGGTGGGAAATGCAGATGTTCGACAAGGCAGACAAGTTTCAGGATGGCTATCTAAGGGAGCTTCGCCGTTCGGCATTCCTCGTTAGGCGTGCTTCTACCCTCGACAATGTAGATTTGCTTACGGAAGACTATATCCGCACGATGAAGCGAGATTTGCCTAACTATACCTTCATGGTTTCCATCCTGAACGTGAAAATCAAAAAATCTAATGATGGCTTCTATTCTAACCTGGATATAGATCATATCCATGGTTATATTCCTGACGAGGGAATAGACCCTTTGAGCCAAGCCAACTGGAGCACTCAGAAAGCAACCGGCATCATCGGTGGCAAGAAGATTACATCAGAAAGCTATCAGCCAGACTTGAAGGAACTGTCCGAGCGCAACGACTGCCGCATGGATAGTGACTGCGTGAACGACCTTCCTCTCTATCTCGCGTTTGATTATAATGCCAACATCAATACCTTGGTGGTAGGTCAGGTATATCAGCGTGACGGAGTGGAGGCAGTTAATGTAATCAAGAGTTTCTACGTGAAGAACGAGCGCAAGCTGCGTGAACTGGTAGATGATTTCTCACATTATTATGCTCCGAAGAGGGCCGTGAACCGTGATGTGGTTTACTACTACGATGCCACCGCAAAGCAGGGGGCATCGTATGCTTTGACCGATGAGAGATTCTACCAGGCAGTCATAAAAGAGTTGGAGCGCAATGGCTGGAACGTGACGGCGATAGATATGGGTGTGCCGGAGAAGCACGAGGTAAAGCACCGTATCATCAATAATGGTCTTGCCGGTATCGAATATCCTGCCATCCGCATCAATCAGCCAAACAATCCCGATCTGATTATAGCCCTGCAGCTCTGTGAAGTAAGTATCGGCTATCAGGGATTCCGAAAGGATAAGAGCCAGGAGAAAAAAGCGGAGACGGAAGACAACCTGCCGCTGCAGCAAAGAACAGACTTCACTGATGCCTTCGACTCGCTATATCTGGGATGCAAATTCTGGCGAGGCAATATCGGCTGGTTCGTATTGCCGGACGGAAGGAACGTGTAATAAAGGTAAAAAAGTAAAAAGGTAAAAAACGAGGGGCGGGTGTCATCACGACAGCCGCCCCTCTTCCTCAAAATAATGAAATTGGTATTATCAATCGGTATATTTCAATACATGATAACTTATGAAGAAAAACAAAGATTCCCGCGTTTCACAACGAAGGAGTTCCTTAGATTCAATTTAACAATAAGACTAAGACTACTATAAATAAAAACATTAAATAGATATTATAAAACACTACAAGGCTATTTCTTCTTTTCAGCCTGCTCACTGAGATACTTTTCCCGAAAGTTCCGAAAGATAGTCTCATGCAACTTCATATCTTCCAGACTTAACTTTCTCCACTTCTCGCACCACTTCACTTTTTTGGTACTGTGGGATATGCGAGAAACGGAGGAGATAGGGAAACTTGTTAACGTTTGCCCCATTTCAGGATCATCATAACTGACGCTAACCATCGGAACATAAACTTCATAAGTACATGTTCCCAATCCTCCCATCGAAAGGAAACGTTGTCCATTCTCGTCTGGAATTAGCTGAATATCGTCACCACAATATCTATTATTGATAAGTGACTCAAAACTGTGGTTATGCAGTTGAATATACCTTCCATCAGTGAAATAGATTTCCACTACAACTTCTCGATAATTACCACATTCCTGGTCGAGGTTTACAATCTCTTCCCATAGGGTATTATTTTCAAAGTTCATTTTACCGGCAGAGCCTTCCATAAACGAGTAAACGTCATTCACCAGTTGCAGCATCATCTGCTTTTCAGTTTCATTCATATTCTTATTTTCTGTTTGCAAAGTTAATAATTTAATATTAAATGGTGAGGACAAAGGATTTTAAATTTCCTTTACCAGCAACAGCAGATCGTTTTCGCTCGATGCCTTTACATGATAGCCAAGGCGTTTATACCATTCGAGAACGAAAACCTCGGTATCTTTATCGTTCCACTCCAGTTGCACTGATTTACAACCCAGTTTTTTAGCTTCCCGCTCTGCGGTCTCCATCAGGAGGAGAGCCGTTCCCCGCTTGCGGTATTTTTCATCTACCCAAAGGTTGTAGATAGCGCAATCGGCATACTGGTAATACTCATCCTTGTATGGTCCAGGCTTTGGTATCTCCACCTGTACGGTACCATGGTTGATTTCATCCACGATAATAATCTTTTGGGATGACTCCCAATTTTGAATTTGTATCATCATATCTTTTCTATAAATTATAGAGACTACTTGCTAATCACATAAACACCATAGGCAAATCTTCTTTCATTTCTACCTTTAAGCCATGACTATCCATAAGCTGCAGACAAACGGACTCTGTAAGATTTTGCCAGTCGATATTATCCTTGTCTTCATCAGTCAATGGAATAGGTAAGGAATCTTTAATCTTCATAAACAGGTCTTGTACTCGCTCCATCCTCTCACTTAGATCGAAATAAGCCTTATAATCGAAATATCCAAATACGAGACCCTCTTGGAAACCATCAGAACTACAAAAAGGTCTTGTGACACGCGTCCATCTTAACATAGGGAAATGAGAAGATTCTACTGCCAATAAAGCATGGAAACGCTCCAAAGCTATTGCTTTTGCCTTATCACGATTGGGAGCTTTCAGATAAAATGAAAAAAAATCGCCCCATTTTTTTCTAAGCGTAAACCTTACCGCATCGAAATACCTATCAGGCTTGCGTAATTCATTAACAGAAACACTCTTTACTTTTGAGGATTTACTTATAGAAACATCAATTTCGTACCAGCTTTCCTCTCGAAGCTGCTCCTCGTCATCAATATTACATCGTTCAATAGTCCTACCATAGGCTTTTTTAACAAACGAATTTGCTTTCTCTTTATCAGAAAACACTCCATCGACGCGGTAATAGCTATACTTACCCGATGTTACCACATAAGCGATTTTAGGCTCATCAAGAGGAGCCACAAATAGGGCATAGAGGGAGGTTGCAGGAACCCGATTTAAGTTAACGATATACTCTACATTATATAACCCAGGATGACTTGCAGCAAACTCTCTGCTCATCTCAGGAGTTCCTTCGTATAAGGGAATACCATTCATATCGAAACCGAAATGATCAAACACCTTTGGTCCATATTTATCCATAGCGAACAATACTGGTCTCTCTTGTTCACCTTTTACGTCTTCGAGGTACTTTCCCTTTGCCCATTCTATTGCCTTGTAGAAATCTTCATCGAGATACATATATCCATAATAGTTCTCTCGGAAATATTCTTTACCTTCCTCGGATAAAATCTGAGCCTTAAAATCGAAGAATTGTTCCTCATCCATGTAGCTCTCGTACAAATCCCGCAAACCATTTACAATAAAGAGAGACATTTCTTCCGTGCAAACGACAAACGGCTTGCTGAAATCAATATCAAAATCCTCATCGGTAATAGGGTGCCAAAGGGATTTCACCTTTTCTTGTTTTGTATATAAACTCATAATCTTTATATCTATTTAAAATCTTTAAAATGCGTCCTTAATATCACACCCGGCTACTGCTTTGTATTCTGCCTTGAGGAAATCAATCTCATCTTTCAGGCGCTTGACTTCTTCGGTAGGCTGATGGCGTTCCATATTCCGCTTCCAGTTACGGTAGGCATAATAGAACTTATCGCACAACTTTAACTCCTCGTTGGTGTACTTTTGCTTATGCAAGCATGGCACTCGTTTCACATCATTCAGTCTGCCATTCTCTGTGAGAACTATCAGCCCAGCATAATCAGGAAGAAGGGGAAGTACTTTCGCACTAAGGTACCATGGTACGCAATAGTAGAAATAGTTCGGGCGACGACGCTTCTCATCCCCATTCTTCAGCAATTCATGTTTCTGCCACTTATGCTTAAAATCGTTCTTGAAATCAGCAAGGGAGATTTTACATTCCACCTCATACCAATATCCGCTTCGAGTCTTGATGAGCATATCACTCTCCCAGTCGAACACGTAAAGGTTTTCTACGATATACGTAGGGTTCGATTTCCAGCCGCGCAAATACTGCTGAAGAAGCAGCTCTGATACCTGCTCCTTAGTAAGGAGCGGTGCTTGTTTACTCTTTGTTCCCATCTATCTTTTTCATTTGTCCGTCCTTGAACTCATAACCGATTTCACGCAGTTTAGACCCCAGCATTTTGACTTGAGCCAGGGATGCCAGGCGGATTTCTACACCATCAAAGTTATTAGAAACGAGACATGGAGCGATAATGTTGGCAAAGCCTTTTGACTGCTCGCTATGCGCGGCATCTACATTATCATCGCCCACTTGAAGCGTATCGCAAACGTCAGCACTCTGCAATGAGAAGTGAAAGGTAACAATCCTGTTCTCACGCCATAGATTACTCTTTACACAGATAAGATCTTTATCCTTCGTGTTGTACTCTCCGTGTGTCAAGAGGTAAATCATACCTTCCTGCAAGTCTTCCGGACGAATAACTATAGTACCAATATTCTCTCCATACTCACAAGGCTTAACACGATACTTACAGTTCTCTGTATCAATATCGCAATCCTCTGGGTCGAAATCTCGCCAATCAGGTTCCTCCAATAGGCGATATTCCACCGGCTTCCCCTCCTTGATGGCTTGCAGCACCTGCAGCAAGCCATCAACATCAAATAAATAATTTTTCTTCATAACTATTTTTTACTTATAAATACGGATAAGACTAGAGATGCAGAAATCGTAACTTTTATGTACTGGCTCTACGTAGCTAACTTCTGGATCCTGATTACGACGTATATCGTTTATTTCCTCCAGGGAATAAGGACCTATGCAGGATTGAGTGAAACCTATATAAAGGATAGAACCTTCATTGTCATAGCCAGCAAGACGGCCGAGGAAATTTCCTTTCGCCCTACCTGCCATAATCAGAACTTCACGGCCATGATAAAGGTGGTAAATCTCCTTAACTGTCAAACCGGAAATATCCTCAAACTCGGAATCGCCAAGCGCAGGCGTATTCTTCTGCTCCGTTCTCTCCTCGATAGGCTCTACCTCTAACTTGACACGCAATTCTAATTCCTCACGCTCTTTTCTACTTTTTAGAACTCTGAGCTTTGCCTTTCTCCAGTTATCAGCCCAGCCAAGGAGCAAAAGACCAACGGAGAAACCAGCCAGCACCACGATGGTTGCCTCCAGGCAGCAATCGTATATCTCCTGCGATAAAACACAAGGGTGGGAACAGATGTTCTTCAGCTTGCCGAAACCATAAATAAGGACAACGGCAAGGATAGGTACCAGTGCCGCCAACAGGTTAACACCGATAACCTGAGCGTAATACTTCAATTTACTTTTCATCATTTTCTTTTTGTTTTGAATTATAAATCTTTTTTATTTCATCAAGATTTCTGACACACAAATCTCGATAAGCACCTTCAAAAGTTTCTGCCTGCTTATACATGCTACCCTTTACCATGAATCGGCAATCAAGACAGCGTGCCAGGGTTTTAACCGCAGCAATGAAAACTACAAACTCGTAGGGATCATATCTATCTTTCTTGATAGGAGATTGAGCACCGATACGTATCTCGTCCGTAATCTCGTATGTTTTCCTGATTACTTCCGATGCAGTATGAATACTTGTTATCGGCTCTAAAGATACGAAGGTCTTAATCTTGTATTCATCGTGCAACTTGCGTAAAGCTTCGATGCGCTTCTCTGTAGAAGGAGCACCAGGCTCCAACTTATCTTTGCCGGTGATAGTGAAACCGATGGTGAGGAGTGCATGATGATTTTGACAACAGATGAGTTTTGGATATTCTTCAAGAAGGAGCTTCCAGCTATCTTCCTTTAACCACGCTACATTCTTAGTCAACAGCGTTACAGGAATGCCATATCCGAGAAGTTTTTTTGCCGCGGAAAATGTATAATTCTGCACATTATCATCAGTATCGAGCGGGTCACATGTAAACGACATGAATACGCCTCCGTCTTCCATCAGACGAAAGATACCAATCCTTCTTATATCAGTGTATATCAAAGAACGAATAGCTACATGGGTGCAATTCTCGATAACTCCGTCTGGTATCGGATCGTGCGCAGTGAGTTTTTTGCGTTCCAAGAAATAATTAATTTGTCTGTCGCGCGACTTGACGATGGGTGCTGCCAGTTCCGGCTTATCACCAAAAACGTGGCTCAATACCTCCCTGCGGTTATAACAATATGTGCAGCCATTAGAGCAACCATGGTATAGATTGATTGCCCACTTTGCGTATTCGCCAGCTGCACCCTGCGGCTGGTAAATCAATGCTCCCTTTACAGGAGTTTCTTTCGTTTCTGTTTTCATACGCTACTCTTCTTTATCTTTCGGCTTTTCAATCAAGAACCCGATGCTAGCATGAATGTTACCAAGCTTATACCACTTTTGGCTGATAGTCATTACGTAACTGCTGAAGGCTTTATCTTCAATTTCCAACTCAAAATCCTCATCGATATCAGGCTCACCGTGTCTTATATAACCTTTACCTGGGGTATAAATGAGACGATAGTAAACGCCATCTTTACAGAGATACAGACCGCTATTCTTACAATCAGAACTCCACCATTTCGGCTTACTTACATAGCAAAGCATTACATCACCATCGTAAATAGGAATATATGATTTCTTGCCATTATTCTCGCCTACGTAATCTTTGGCATCAACATTATCTACCTGGCGGGCGGTAGCCGTTAGCGTATAGCCGTTCTTTATCATTTCGGCTATATCAAGATATGCAACCTGCCATTGCAAATTAAACTCCTGCGAAAAACGCTCAACGCCTCTTTTAAAGAACGCAAGGATATTTGGCTTTCTATCCTTGCCAATGGCTGCGGTATCTTCGATGAGAGAGTTGAAGACTTGAATCTTGCTAGCTTCCAACGCCATTTTTATCATGGAATAAAGATACTCGTCCTTCTTATCTTTGATACTCCAATACTGACCCGAAGCTATCTTACGCAAATCACCGTACATATCCATCGCTTCACGCTCCTGAATATTATGCAGATGACAGACAAACTTATATTGGTCGGGATAAACGCATTCCACCATATTGCTAAACTCTAGCATATTTTTGATGATGCTTACATAATCATTTGTTTCCATACGCTATTTTTCTTTATTTTCTAAATCCTCACTCTGTTCAAAGTTCTTATTCCAACAGATAATGGTACCTTTTTCGGGTACTCTACACACGAACCCTGGGCAGCACCAGCAATCGGTTGAATCTGTTCTAACAGGGCAGTGGCTCTCTTCATCCTTTTCTCCGTGAGGACAAGAAATGTTCTTGGGATACTCCGTAGCTACGACTTTCACCCTTTCATGAATAAAACGAAGTCTGCAATGTAAGTCGTCGATCTGCTCATGCAGTCTGCCATTCGCTTTTTCCAAATCGTAATTACGGCTGCACATCTGATGATAATAAGTAGCATTACCCACCACCACCCGTTCATACTGCTTACGGAAGCGATGGTTGGTGTACTTACGGAAGAACTTAGACTTACTGCCCGATTCAATAATAAGGTCAAAGATAAAGCCTGCAATCTTCTCCTTTACCTGTTCTATATTTATCTTCATACGCTACTTTTCGTTATCACTATTAATAAGATCCTCATATTCACCAATCGTGATTTCCTTGAAATCAGGATTGCGCTTCTCGGCTCGAATGCGATCATCAAAGAAGGCAAAGTAACGGTCATTGCAGCGGAGAAGCTGAGTGATAGAGAAAGAACTACCTTGAGGAACCCCTACATCCAGATCCTTCAGTTCCAGATCCTTCAGTATATCAAAATGGCAGGTAACAGCTTTGTAGGAGGCAAGTACGGCGGCAACAGCTTTACCCTGCTTGGATCGCTTGTTAGGCGCTACGGCTACATAATAGCCATCCTCCAGCATCTTGCTATCACGTTTCTTCCATACCTTTTTATCCAGCGTTTCGTATCGCTCTGAAGGAATCCAGATAGCGGTTATATTGTACTTTCGCAGCAGATGGCGGTTAGGCTGATAACCTTGCCACTTTTCAAACTCGAAGCCTACAGCTTCTTCCACTCTTTTCATGTAGGCTTGATACTCTTTTTCTTCAGCATCGAGAATACCCTTAATGTATTCGTAAACCTTTGTTCCTTGTTTTGCTTCGTATAACATGCGCTATTTCTCCTTTTCTTCCTGTTTGGTTTCTTCTTTCTTATCCTCCACATATTTCTTGCCGCAGAAAGAACCATCCTTCTTCTGCTTATGGAATAGACCATAAATGTTCACCATCGCAATGCCCGATGGAACACCGATACTTGTATCAAGACAACCACTCTCGTTGGTCTTCGCCTTAACCAATTTCTCAACTCTGCTAATACAATTACATGCCATAATCTTTAATGTTTTTGTTCGTTATCACTATTAATAAGATCCTCACTCTGTTCAAAGTTCTTATTCCAACAGATAATGGTACCTTTTTCGGGTACTCTACACACGAACCCTGGGCAGCACCAGCAATCGGTAGAATCTGTTCTGACAGGGCAGTGGCTCTCTTCATCCATTTCTCCGTGAGGGCAAGAAATATTCTTGGGGTACTCCGTAACTACGACTTTTACCTTTTCATAAATAAAACGAAGTCTGCAATGTAAGTCGTCGATCTCCTCATGCAGCCTGCCATTCGTTTTTTCCAAATCGTAATTACGTCTGCAAATCCAATAATAATTGCAACTATCTACCACCCGTTCATACTGCTTGCGGAAGCGATGGTTGGTGTACTTACGGAAGAACTTAGACTTACTACCCGACTCTATAATAAGGTCAAAAATAAAGCCTGCAATCTTCTCCTTTACCTGTTCTATATTTATCTCCATACGCTACTTTTCGTTATCACTATTAATAAGATCCTCATACTCTCCTATCGTGATTTCCTTGAAATCAGGATTGGATTTCTCGGCTCGAATGCTATCATCGAAGAATACAAAGTAACGATCATAGCAACGGAGAAGCTGAGTGATGGAAAAAGAGGCAGCTTGAGAAAGTTCTATGTCCAGTTCCTTCAATATCTTGAAATGATCGGTAACAGCATGGTAAGAGGCAAGCACGGCAGCAATAGCCTTGCCCTGTTTATATCGCTTATTGGGTACTACGGCTATATAATAGCCATCCTCCAACATCATGCTATCAAATTTCCTCCATATCTTCTTATCCAACGTTTCATATCGCTCGGATGGTACCCAGATAGCGGTTACTTCGTACTCTCGCAGCAAACTACTGTTAGGCTGATAACCTCGATACTTATAAAACTCGAAGCCTACAGCCTTCTTCACCCTTTCTATATAGGCTTGACGCTCTTTTTCTTCAGCATCGAGAATACCCTTAATGTATTCATAAGCCTTTGTTCCTTCTTTTGCTTCGTATAACATATCTTTTTCGTTTATTAGTTCTTAATCTTGATCTGCGACGGAATAGCAGAGGATGGGGGCGAGATAGCGGCGGTGGTGGTGGAATATCTGGCGGTTTTATAGGCTCATGCCTACCTTCAAATATTCCGGAAACCAACAACAGAAAGAATATCGTGAATGCCCAGAGAACGGTTACGATTATCTTTTCTTCCATCGATAACTCTAACGTCATTTTTTTCTTCTCCTATTACGTTTCTTCTGTTGCAAATACTGCCCGAAGTCTTTTGGAGTAGGAATCATCATTTCCATTAGCTCCGGATGCTTATAAATACTCAGAGGATAATCTCTATAATTTATTTCCATACGCTTATCTGTTTAAATAATTATCACAAACCAAATCACATGACGTTTCGCCTTGCGAATCGATGCACCAGCCTTGGCCGTAGGCATCTTCGTTATCAAACCAGAAGCAGGTGCCACAACATTTCTTTTCTTTCTTTACCATACGCTATTTATTTAAACCTGATAACGAACATATTCTTTTTTAACCACGCATCAGGGCACATACCCTTCTTTGGTTTATCTACCGTTATCTCGTCGATTTCCTTCTCGATATACGGTTGGTTATCTTTCGGATAACCGAGGAGGAAATGAACGTGAGTGAAAGGCTCTAATACCTCCTTGCGGTAAATTCTATCTACCGGACTGTCCGAAGTGTGCTTGAGCCCTCCGGTGAGATAACCTTGCACGAAAAGGCCTCTATCGGAAACGCGATGATATTTGGCTACACCAGCTATCAAGTCTGGCCTATTCGGTATATCCTTTCTAAATAAACGAATCGTCCAGTATAAAGAGCATTCCCGATACTCCTCTGTCTTCTCTCCGCTAGCTATCTTCTGGTACCACTCATCAGTAAGATGAATGGTTAATATTTTCTTTTCTGCCATATAGTTTACTTTTTAATTAGTTCATACACTTTCTCTAGCACATCTGTTGGTAGCGTGCTAAGACGGCAATTTCTTATATAGCTGATGATGACATCACGCTTATGTTCCTCCTCTATCTCGGCAATCATCTGTTCTGTAGCTCTCAAAATAGAGCTGACATAAATTCCGCAGTCTCCAGCTTCAAAGCCATCCTTCTTGCGATACTTGCGGCCTTCAACTATGATGAAGTTCTTAGTCAGTCTCTCTACCTTGCAGACAGTTCTATCTTGAAATCTGCGGTATAGGATAACCTTGTCTCCTACCTTAATATCTTCTAGATTTTCCATACTCAAAACGCTTTACTTAATTCCTTAGACGATTTCTTCTTCTCAGCAACTCTACCTCGAATTTCTTTGAGAGTAGGCTTGAAGTCCGTCTTATGGCAACCACACTGACCGACACGAAACCAATAGTCAATCTTTCTTAGGTTGACAGGCTTGGCGTTTGCGAAACTATACTTCTTCATTCTTCCACCTCCTCCCAGTCAGTTGCTGATTTATCTCTCGTACCCTTAAATTTACTATAAGGATTCGCTACAATTCCATAAGTTATATGACTTTGATACATAAGGGCTTTGTTTTTAATGAAAACATATAGACCTTCTCTCCAAATTTTTCTTCTCACTTTCTTCCCTTCCTTCATTCTTCTCAGAGCCTCCGAGAAGCCAAATGTTTCCTTGCTCATACGCTACTTGTATTTATATCTGTATCTTACATCTTGAAGAATGTAATACACATCATTAAACATATTACCTAACATACGTGATACACTACTATAACGGCTATACAAGTCTTCTGTTCCAATAGAAGTCTTCGTAGTTATCTGCGCAGCTATCATTCTAAGCTCAGTATCATTGCTTACCATTACACTCTCAACTTCTTCTTAAATGTTGCAAGAATATATATTGAGCCACAGCAAGGTGTCGTAGAAGCCGTTAAAAGTGCAGCAGGTGGCATGATGTTCCATTGCACTAACTCCCAACCTTCATAGCCTTCTTGGTTGAATCTATTAGATAAAACCTGAGCTATCTCGTCAGCTTTCTTGATAACTATAGAAGTTACCATATACTCATATTCATACTTTTTCATATCTATTCTTCTTTAAGTTCAACTTTCTTCTTTCCCTTCTAGTGAGAGGGATAGAAGTCTCGATTAAACCATCATTGAAGTGTTCGCTTGGATATAAGATGATGTTTTTTGGAGGCTCGTTGATTTCCATTTCTGTCTTTTTGCCAAGAGTACCAATCTTCTCTTTGAGAGCTTTGTCTTGAATGTCACTAACTAGCAATTCAACGGCTTTTTCGTATAGTGTATTCATTTCTCACCTCCTTTTCTGTCGTATTTTGAGCCACATACCACACAATCATTGCTTAACGCATAGAGTTTGAAGATAAATGCGTTCTCTCCAATGTAAGAAGCCACAAATTCGCCATCGATATATCCTACTTCATACATCGGAAAACTTTTTTCTGCTAGAAGGTCTCCCTCGTAGATTTCCTTACCATCCTCATCTTTCAGCCCTGTGTACTGACAGACGGTGGAAGGGTCAACTCTGTGCACTATTGGTACATCAGAAAACTCGTCACTTGGGTAACTTATGCCAACATAACTTGTGCTATGTACCAAGTCGCCTTTTACCCATTCTCCGTTGTCAAGGCGTTTAGCCTTGAACTTTATGTCTTCTAATTTCATAAGCTATAATTCTTCTTTTTCCATTTCAACACGCATCAGGAAATTGTCAGCAAAGTTTTCAAAATCAAACTTGCCATCTATTGTTCCATGAAAGCGATACTTAGTGAAGCACTTCTTGCACTCACAGACCATCATGTAGCCGTAAGGAGTATCACACCATCCGATAATATTTCTAGCATGGCAACTACAGCTTTTATTATCACACTCCTCTTTAGGACAATTAAGTCCCTCACGATACTCTATAGACTCCCAATTACTAATCTTCATCGGGAGCATTTCTTCCATTAAGCTTTTATCTACCATAACTATTCCCCTTTAAGTTCTACTGGGTCATCATTCCAAGATAACTCTCTTCCGATGAGCTTCTTGATGGAGCCTTGGGGAAGTTCTATGTAACTACCCTCATCCTGACATGGAAGAAATTCAATAACACCTCTATTAGGTTTATCCATGTAGATAAACTCTCTACCGTTTTTATCAACTGCTATCCACGCCATATTTACTCCTCCAACTTTTCGATTCTACGCCAATGTGTGATAGGGATATTACCCTTATGAATAACAAAACCATTTACGTCAAGAGTTTTATTAAGATTGACACTTATCACGTCTGTACCCTTTTTCTCTAATCTAAACGACTTCCATACATCATTTGGGTGTCTTTTATTACAAACAAACACTTTCTCATCATAAAGAGGCAATCTATCCTCAACAGAAATCCAATCAGACTTGGAGAGTTCTTTGATGGCTTCTCTACAGATGTTTCCTAACTTGACAAACTCCTCAAATGACTTTGGTTGCCAATTAGGCTTATAACATTGGTCGCAGTATTTTAGTATCTGCTCTATCAGCTCTTTTACTTTCTTCTTATTCATAGTTACTCATTTAAATCATTAATTATTTGATAGACTAGATACATAACGAAATAATGAACAACTAAAGCACCATATATAATTACAATGAAATATTCTAATTCCATGAATTGATTACTATCATTTTTTAAAATGAAAATACTCAGCTATCTGCTCCATCAATATGATAAGAGATATTGTGAATATCGTAAGGAGCATAAGTTGTAAATCTGAACATTGTTCGAGTACCATAACTATTCCTCCACTTTCATACCAAATGGAGTGCCGTCTGCAAAGGTGTTGTCTTGATAGCTGTTTTTTGAAGCCAGCGAGATGGAGCTATCATAGGGATCTGCCAGGCCACGTAATTGTCATCGACATAAACGATATTAAAAAGACCTTCTTTGCACTCTATCCACCCAAACGGCTGATGTTTTTGCATCTCAGCCCAGCACTCTTTTTTGTCCTTAAAAGAACGATACTTAACTTCCGGCTTAATGCGGTAGCATTCGGGGGCCGTTATGAGCGTACAAAGATCTATTCCTTCCCCGTCAAGATCCATATCCACCCAAACGGCTCCTTCATAAATTTGAATAGTCTTGCCTTCAGCTATTGCCTGAAACAAAGGATTCAACTTCTGGATTGTTTCTTTGTTTATTTTCATCATATTCTCTTCTTTTTATCCTCTCCCTGCTGACCAGCGATAGAATCGCTAGGGACGGAGGCGAGAGGTGGGTTATTACTTCTTGACTTGACAGGGGCAGGAGGCTGAGTGAATGCAGCAGGTGTAGCCTCTGTCGATTTTAAAGATGATATACTCGTGACCTTTTGATGTTACGGTGATGCTACTACCTTTTATGCGGTTATCATCTCTTTTAGCATTGGTGATGATCAAGTGAATAAACAGATAAAGTATAACCAGCATAAATGCCGTAAATATCACATCTGAGGTTGTTGCTTTCACCTCATAAAAAAGTTTCTTTAACTTTGTCTTATCCATATCGTTTTTGTTTAATCTTCTAATAGAGACTGAGGGATCTTCAGTTCCTCGCAACCGCAAAGACGGAGGAAATGCTGCAGGGCGTGAATGCTTATTGACTGCATAACACCTACTGGTCTGCAAATATAACGTCCAGGAATCTTTGCCAAAGGATTCATAGCTGCAATTTGCGCTATCGTAGCCTTTCCTTGTGATTCACTAAGACAGGTAAAATAAGATGCACCTTCACGACAAAGGCGCTGAAATTCTTCTTTGTTCTCATAATACAATTCGTAAACCACGATACGATATTCACAGCTAAAACGCTTGGCAGTAAACTTATACTGACAGGAGAATGAAGGATTTCCATCCAACGGCTTCATATCATCGCTAGGAGCAAACACCTGCGGATTTTCCTTTAACCATTCCTCTGTTATCGGCACAAGATAAAGTTCATCGTATATTCTATAAACCGTGCGCCCAGTCTGCGCAAAGATGATAGTGCAACCATCTTTATCCTGCTGGTCGATATAGGCTAACTGATTCCCCTGTGATGAGTCGTCAAGAGATACCGGAGCATAGAAGTAATCGCCCAACTGAAAATCGTGCGGTCCATACTTGACGGGTTCAGAACCGCTTATCTTTATTTTATTTGCCATTGTCTTTATCTTTTTTATTTACCATACTTCCGTTTCAATCTCTCAAGACTATTCTCTACAGTTTTCCTTATCAAGTCTTCGGGGAAATCCTCGATGTTCAAGTCACCGACTGATATATAGCAATGGAGTAATTGCTGATAAAAATATCTGATTTCATCTCGTGCAAAAGATTCGTAAGGAACAAAATCTATCGCTTCAATAGAAGTTACTTCATCCTTATTATTAATGGCACACTTCGCAATCATTATACCTCCAGGAAACAGTACAAAAACATAATTTTCTATTGTTGCCATCTTGACTGGAAACGCAGGAACCTGAGCCAACTCTTGCGCTATCTGCGATTCCGTGAGTCGCTTATAACCATATATCGACGGAATATAAGCACTCACAAAATTAGGATGAATACGCAACTTGAAACGATTAAACATCCAACCTCCGTTTTTCACCTTAACCAACATATCGGAATCTACACTGCCATCCCGATAATGATATACTACGGCATAAAGACTACCCGCCTCATTACGAGTAACGAACTCCACATCTGTTTCTGTTTGATCCACGTCCCTAGGTTCACCCATGCGCATGATGGCATTATTGAACTTTAGATAGGCAGACCTATCGGTGTATTCATCACCATAAAAGGTAGAGACTACTGCAATAGGTTCATCGCTATCATTCTTTGGGAACAGCTTTTCAAAACTGATTACTCCTTGGTCCATACGCTACACCTCCTACTTGTTGTAATCTACCACGATGTTGTACTTGGCGAGGACGGGTACCAAACCTGTCATTACGCCCTTACCCAAGAGAGGAACGGCATCGAGCACGCTGTATGGGATAACCTTCTTCTTCGGGAGCTGTTCACGGTTGGCTTCCTCTTCTAGGATTTTCTTGTAAGTTTCCAACTCCTTATCGGCATCATCCCGCTCATCGAGAGCCTTCTTGTATTTGGCATTCAGCTCATCATATTGTTTCTGAGCCTCCTTAGCCTCCTGCTTCTGCTTGGCGATATAATCACTGGCCTTGAGCATGGTGGCATTGGCTTCGTCGGCTTTCTTCTGCAAGGCTGCCATTTCTTCCTGATGCTGGACTTTCTGATCCTCTAACTGCTTTTGCAGGTCAGAGAGCTTCTGGCGAAGGGCATCGGTATCGGTGGCGGTATGGATGAAATCGAACAGGCGCTCAATGTTCTGCTTTAACTGGGTGCAGGTTTCGGAAGTGGTACCGATAAGGGTTACGGCTTCCTCAGCGGTGAGGGTACAGCCTGGAGCGACTTCCTTTTTGCCAGCGATGGAATCGCTGGGAATGGGAGCTAGAGGGGGACGTGACGAAGCAGAGGCTTGCTGCTAGGCGGCTTCCCTCTTGGCGGCGGCTTCCTCGGCGGCTTTCTTTTCTTCTGCCTTCTTTTCCTCGGCTTGCTGTTCCTGCACAAATTCGATGGCGGAAGGCATATCTCCCAACTTATCGTAGTAATTATCTTCCTGAGCATCGAGCGCAAGGCGACCTTCATATACTTCCCATAGGCCGTTGTCGATGAGATAGTAGATAGCAGAGAGAACGATACGCTCTCCGTATTCTTCAATATAGGCATTGAGCGGTTTTACCCAGGCTTTTTCTACTACGTCCTTGAGCCATTCCTTATAGACGATGCCCATCAGCTTCTCTTTATCTCCTTCCACAGCATAGCAAGAGGCGATGCGGGGAATGATGTAGAGAGGTTCTGTCTTCTGCAGGAAGTTCTCGAAATTGATTCCGAGAGCCTGACGGACCATATTGCTTACGCTCTTGAACTTGTATTTCTTCAGTAATGAGCGAAGAATATTCTGTTGTTTCGTGTTCATGTTTGTTGTAATTGTTTGTTGTTTATTATTGATTACCGCAGTTACCATTCTACTGCCCGTCTGATGTTTTGGGAGAATCGTCCTCGCCCTCGATGATTTCAAGGCCATGCTTTCGGGCGGTTGCCTCGCTGCGCTCCGAGCGGTCGGTTTCACTATCGTAGGCTATCCACCAGGTATGACCGGGAACGGCGAAGTAGTTGCGCTTATGAATCATCAAAAACTTGAATGATGCGGCAGAAGATGTGATCGGCCGTTGTGGCAGACGTAATTTGGTTTTGCGTTCTAAGCCATACTCTTCACGCAAACGCTCTTTTCTGATAAGCTCCTTGCGAACCTCTGCCCTACGGCGAATGACAGCTTTGAATCGACGGGGATTTTTCTTCTTGAGTTCCCTCATAGGACTGAAGCCGGATTCAAGTAATCGGCGGCGGCCTTCCTGACAGACTTCGCTTACCGGTTTACCGCGAAGGGAATCATAATAGCCGTTCTCCTCACAGATTTTCTTTACATCCCTCGTTAATTGGCGACGGATAGCTTTCATATCTTTCTTCAATCCAAGCTTTCCTTTGAAACGACGGACGGTTGAATGAGATATGCCGAACCATTCCATCATTCTGCGGTTGGAGTTCTTCGGGAAGAGTTTTATAAACTTCTCCTTCAATTCGCCTTCGAGTACATAGGTTTTCTGACCATTGCTCTCTGGCGTTACCTTCATTGGTAGCTGATACTTCGCTTTGCCGGTTGGTTTGAGTGGGGTTTTCGTATTTCCGAAACTCATGCTTCAGCCTCCTCCGGTTCTGGGTCTTCCGGCCAGCCGTCCTCCTGATAACCAGCCTCATGTTCCTCAGCTGAACGCTCGCGGAGATTGGCATAATATACAGGCTGATCACCTGCGGCTACTCGCTCCTTATTGTACTCAGCATAGGCAAAGGCTAGCTTATCCATAAACTCCTCCTCGGCACGGCGTTTAGCTATCTTGTAGTCGAAGTTGGCTTTCTGATATTGGGCGTGAGCTTCGGCACGATCGGCTTTTTGCTGAACGAAGAAAGTTTTCTTTTCCAAGGTTTGCTTGTCAAGAAATTCTTTCAGGCTGGACTTCTGACGTTCCGTGAACTCAACTTCCTTATCCAGGAGTTCCTTCTTACATTTCGCAAAAGCCTCGCCGCCATCGGTCTTGATTTTCAAAGCAACTACGTGCTTTTCGTCTCTCTCCTTACGCAAAGGCGCAAGGACTTCCTTCTGAAATTCTTCTAACGTTCTCATTTCTTTATTAATCTTTAATGTATTAAAACTTTTTTTAGTCGAAGAGGGAAGGATTCTGCTTCTTCTCTCTTTTTTCTCTTACTTTCTTCTCTAACTCCTCACCCCTCTTCTTTACATCGGCAGCCTCGGTGAGGATTGCCTTCAGCTCTTTGCGAGATACTGAAGGGTTGGCTTCGACGATAGCGATAAATAAAACTCTGCCCAGCTTTTTATAGAGCGGAATAAATTCCTTATCTACTAGATCGGCTGGGTCACCAGCAGGAATACTAACCTGACTCAGGTCTTTTCCTTCTTGATTGACAATGAGGAAAATTCTTTTCTTACCATCAGCGCCAGTGACTTGTACGCCTCCGGTATATTTGGCTACACTCAGTTGACTGCACAGCCAGTTTTCCTTTGTGAATAATATTGTTTTCATTGGACGATTATTCTATAATGGGATAGAGTTGATACTATGGGCGAAGCTCTACCAGTTCCATTCTCGATAGCCACAAATCCTTGTCGCCTATATAGACGTGATAGCGGTCGCCTTCCTTTAATATCTTGATATTCATATTTTATTTTTCTTCTTTCAAATCATTCTTGATTTCATCCCACATCGCCATTTCCACCTTCTTTCCATTGAAGTGGCCAGCAGCAACAAGCTCGCCACCTTCCTGGGTGGCATCAGCAGAAGAGATAGCACTGCTGCGGATAATCATTATATCAAACTCATGGATAGCATCGAGGATGCTCTTCATATCGATGTGCTGCATATTCTCTCTAGCATTCAGACGGATGCGCTGAATATCAGCATCGGTCAGCTTACTGGATGTTTTCTCCTGCGCCTCCCTCACAGCCTGCGTCTCAATAGTGATACGCTGCTGCTCATATGCATCAGAGAGCAGTTCTGAGTTTTTGAACTGGGCGGTGATATTCAGGAACTTATTGAACATTTCACTTCCACTCGCCATCAAGGCGGTAGCTAAACTCTGCTCAATCAGAAGGGTCTTGCCCTTTACATGCCAGTAAATCAATCCAGCCTTCTCCCACTTCTTAATCGTGGCAATTACGTTGATCAGACTAGCCAGTTGTTTGAGAGCTTTCTTTGCTCTATGTCTTTTAAACTGATTACACATAATCTATATATTGTTTAAAGATGAATATTCCAGTGAAAAAAGCGCCCTATGCTCACGCACCGGGGAGGATTACCTTATTAATGCGTGATGAACCTGGTGCCATCTACTTCGAGCACCAGAATGTCGTTGACAACACGGATTTCTCCGCTGTTAACGAACTGCACTTTTCTCTGATGCCTCAGAACGTCTACCTTCAGACAAACGCATTCACCTTCATCTACATGCCCGGTCTTGGTGAGGAATTTGATATAAAACGATTTACGCTTTACGTTCCTCGCTGTCTGCGGATGCACATAGCCAGTTACCTGCTGTCCGCTGCGTGGGTCTATCCACTGCCATTTTTCGCAGAACTGACGGAGGTTCTGATAAGACTGATGATATTTTGCCATAAGATATTTTATTTATCGGTTTATAAATGCCTACATCATTCCACCGAAATCGTGATAGTCATGATGACTTTCCTGCTCCTTGTCTTCCGGATAAAGCGGCAAGTTCGCATGCAGGAATCGGTCGAGGATAATGCTCTTTACTTCCCGCTTACTCTTGGCTACCCGCTGCCGGTGTCGCAATATATCAGGCAAACAGATATTCCGCAGCGGGTTCGACCAGTCGGAGGCATTGCTGTAAGCCGAATAGTCGGGATAGAGTACCATCGTATAATGCGACAGCTTGCCGTTTTGGGCATCGAGCATCGGTCCCGCTAGAGTGAAAGCCTTCTCCTCGTTGTAGAGAACCAGGTGCGAGGTCTGAGTGCTTACATCCTTGTGGCTGGTATATAAGATGCGGTCTTTGTACTCCTGCAGGTGAACGTCTATCCAATCTTCCACATTCTTGTCGGTGGAGAGTACTAAATGAGTAATCCATTTCCGCTCGAAACAGGTGCGTAGATACTGGACCATGTATCCAGTGGCAGATGTTCTGCTTACGGTCATCGCCAGCACCATCACGCAGAAATGCTTCTTCGCTGGGCGGTTGGGAGTCGTATCAGCCAAGTATCCGATGGCGTGGAAGAATTTATCCAGCAGCACATCACCATGTGTATAGAAGCTCAATGCTCGCCGTGGAGCCTGCATCACTGCCTTGGGCAGTTTTTTATCTACACAGCAGGGAGGAATAAAGAGCAAAGTATCATCCATAATCTTGTCAGTATTTTCTGAGAATATATTATTCGTCCAAAATCATCGGCATGAGCAGGGTCAATGCTCGTGGTGATGAATCGTTGGCGGTGATAACTCCTGCACGGCTTGGGTCGCCCAGGTGCAGGATAACGGTATCATCTGGGATAGGTGCCAGGACATCGAGCAGACTGCTCGCCTTGAAACCGATGCGATGACCTTCCGGACAAGTGCCGTCGGTGATGAGCACCTGGTCGTTGGCCGACATATTAAAGTCTAAGTCCTGAGCGGAAATATCGAGGAACATGCCATCCTTCTTTAGGACGATCAGGTTACTGCTCTCACTGGAGAAGAGTGCCACACGCTTCACCACACTTGCCAGTTCTCGCTTATCTACTGTAACCTTATAAGGGTTGTTGCGAGGAATCACGGAGTTGTAGTTAGGGTACTGACCCTCTGCCTTCTTGCAGACGAAGGTAATATCATCTCCTGATGTGAAGCGTACCACCTTCTCATTTGCCTCAATATCAATATCCTCGCAGTCGTCGAAAACGGAAAGGGTCTTGAAGAAGGAGCTATATACGAGAATCTTTCCCGGTGTTCCACTACGGAAGAAGTTGCTGCCCCCCGTTTCGGGGTTGTTGGTATGAATCAACTTGATAAGGACGTGGCCGTTGGAGGCTGCAAAGATAACCTCACTTCTATCCTCGGCTACATCGATGCAGAGGCATCTCATCACTGGGCGAAGCTCGGAATCGGATACAAACTTGCCGGCATGAGAAAGCACATTGCTGAAGGTTGCCATCGGCAGAGAGATGTGAAGACTGGCATTATCGGGCTGCGCTGCACGAGGGAATGCCTCTGCGCTGAAATATACCAGGCTCACGGTGCCTCTCTTCACATTTTCGCCGTTCTGGGTGCAGTACTCGATGCTCATTGAGCGATTCTTATCCTCAGAGAGGTCCATGGTGACTACGCAGTCAGAAGGGAGGGTGGAGAGGAGAGATAAAAGGGATGTGATAGGCAGAACGACATCTTCCTTAAAGCTACCTTCTACGATGCTGAAAGGTGCAGGAATGATGAGCTCCGAATCTGTTGTTGCTGATACGAAGAAGAACTTGCCGTCTTCCTTGCGCTGGGTTAAGAGCACGTTGCTCAAGATGGCGATAGCGGTCTTACTGTCGATACACTTCGCAGCTTTCTGTAAAGCCTGACGAAGCAAGAGGGATGATTGCGCTTGTATTTTCATTTTGCTTTTTATTTTTATAGAAATTCAATTTCCTTGTTTACGAACTTACTATATGTTTTGAAGAACTGCGTCACTTGCTCGCAGGCTCCGCTACCGGTGTAGGTGCATCTGCCCGTGCAGTTGGTTCGGGTGCCGTCCGGATTCTCGCAATACTCACCGGGGCCTGTACCGCCTCGATGCTGCGGGCAAAGATACACGAAGGTATCTACCCAGGCTTGCCGATTGGCTACCCTTATGCCTTTCTTCTTTGTTTCTTCTTTCTTTGCCATTTTTGGTTTCTGACTTTAAGATGACTAGCGATGGAATCGCTGGGAACGGAGGTTAGAACGGCAGATCGCTCTTATCTATTTCGCCTACCGTAGCTGCTGCATTATTGCTATCACTACCGTTAGGTATAGCTTGCCTTCTACCTTGCTTGCGGGAGGTGAAAGCCTTCCAGCGTTCCTCCTCTTCAGTAGTGAGCGTAACGATGTTACCATCGTCATCACGATAAGGTAATGGGTCGGTACCTTCCACATACTCTTTCGCTATCCGCTTCAACTCGTCATAGCTTTCTGGAATGTGATCCTTACCGCTGCGAAAGAAGAAATAGACGTGTTTGCTCGTCTTCACCCTGCGGATGAGTTTCGGCTCCACACTGTCATCATTCTCCCACTCTCTGCCTACGAAGTATTCCTCCGTTACCCAGGCTCGAAGCTTGAAGCAGCCGTGGCGCTTATTGTCCTCCCCTACCAGGAGGTTATCAGGATTGCAGATGATATTCATATTCTTGCAATACTTCTTGATTTTCTTCTTGAAGGTGGCTCGACTATATTCCTTACTCTTGCCCTCACTGGCATCAGCCCAATCTCGCATGAACTCATTAAACATTTCGTCTGCACAGATAGGCGCTGAATATACCTCGTTACGGCTGAAGAACCACTCGAAGTAGTTCACCGTGTTCTCGGTCAGCTCTCTTACCATCAATCTTCGCTGAACGTTCTTCTGAGGAGCAATCACAAAGGTATGATAGCGCATGATGAACTGAACGGCTAGGGCACAGATATATATCGCCTGGTTGCGGTCTCGCTCATTCAACTCTTCTGGGTCTGTTACGAGATTTTTCATCACTTCCTTTGGTGAACGCGCTACCTTATGCTGCATCGGGTTCTCACGGCAAAATCTATCGGATAATGATACCAGGGGAAAACGTCCGATAGTACTCTCATCGTCATCACTCAACTGCGAGTTACTGGAAATCACGTTTAATGGTGAGTCTTCCAGCTTGAAGACGATAGGGTCGCCGAACTTTCGTTCTACCTTGGCTCCCGCCGTTACCTTGTTATAAAAGTACTTCATCGGGAAACCCGAAGGCTTATCTTCCCAATGCACTACTCTAAACTTGCCGGGATATATCAACAGGTCGGACAGACAGAACTTTGCATCGGCTATCGTAACGAAGTCCTTCATATCGACACGAAGTATATTCACTGCTGAACCTACCACGAGATTCACCATGAGTGATTTACCAGAACCGCCACTTGCCTGCTTCTCGTCCTCCACCTCATCTTCGAGGAGATAAGGGCAGATACTCTGCATGTTGGCCCATGAGCGGTAACAAATCCTTCCCAAACAGGAAATCATGTTGGCAAAATGAGAGTTGATGTCGGCGATGGCTTCGGCAGGCATCGGTTCTTTGTTGCGAATACTATCCTGCTCCAGTCGCCACTGCATATTGCAGCAGCCGCGTATCACTCTCAGTATAGGCCAAAGTTCTTTCTCCTGCTTGCCTTGCCAATCAACCTGCCAGCGGAAGGTCTGCGCCCAGTCTTTAAGCTCGGCTTTCTTCTGGTCGATTTCGGCTCTTGTGAAGACAGGTGAACCGTCCTCGTTAACCTGCGCTTCCTCTTGGGCGATGGCTGCTACCTTGTCTTTATATTCCTGGCTCTCGCTGATAACGAAAGGAGGATTGAACACCCTCATCGTGAAATCATACGGTTTCTTTGCCAGGGATGGGATGAAGAAATTCAACCTCTCATAGCTGACTGGTGTGATGGCTTCGGGCGTAATCTTCAACGCTACATTGCGGAAGAAGAAATATTCCGTATGGGCATCGAAACTCTCGGTGAAGTCTATCACCATGCCCTGTAAGCCTCCAGCCGATTTCTCGCTGAAATTCTTGTCTATCAGGTTGGCGCAGTCTGACATCATCTTGCGCTCCTGATCATTGTGCCGCCAACTCTGTTCGGTAAACTGCAAAAGTTGGGTTTTTGTTGCCTGGATGATACTCTTCTGGTCGATGTACTCAACAAAACATCTATCCAGGTGGATATACTGACCTACGAGGTCGGTACTCTCAGGGTCTATCATTCTGTAATATCCGTGGCACGTCATAAAGAGCCACACCTTAGTAGGCGACACCTTGCAGGTAGGTGGTTTCGGCTTGCCGCTTCTCGGGTCACGAGGATATTCTATCTCGAATGGGTCCGTATTGTTGGCACCCCGCAACCTTGAGTATAGCGGCAACCTTATATCGTGATCGAACTTAAAGTTGTCGGCATCGGTCATCTGATAACACATCAGATAATCTCTCACGCTTCGTGGTAAGCAACCGTACAACCAGTTCCACCTTTGGTTATATCTGCTTCTGAAGCCATCGGGCAGCGTGGCATAACATATATCGCAATACTTGGTTGCAATAGCGCCACAATCCCTTTGGCTGGCGATGTCGTTAGGGTAAATCATAATAACCCTTTCGGCAAATCGCTTCATCTTCTGATACTGCACGGCATTGAAGTCGAGTTTTTCCTGCCTCCACTGCCCACGCTCGATATACCAGAAATTTCTTCTGCCAAGCGAGAAGGCTACGTGGTACCAGCAGTATTGCTGAAAATGCTTATCCTGTGCCTTATCCTGACGCAGGGAACGCATGGCGTAATAAACGCTCACTGCGTCTTCCGGTGTCCGGCAGAAAACGATATTCTGAGCCTTGATGTCGCCTACTTCTATAGGTTCCTCCTCAATATGAAAAGTGCCTTTCGGTTCACCATCCTTGGTTTCGTTCTCTACCCATATTTCTTTCATCTCCGTATAGGCCTCTCCCGGTTGCAACTTTTCTATGGCCGAGTGAACGGCAGTAGAGTTGTTACTCCGATGGTCCATCGCATAGGTGAAAACCTTGTCACCCATCAGCCACTTGCTCACCTTCCTTACGCTGTGATCCTCACAGGTAGAGAAGACTATCGGGTCTTGCTGCATGGCTGGACGGAAGAAGCATCCGCAACTGCCTTGCGGCGCTATCACGTCGGTAGCGAAGCAAACGAACAGCGGGTTCCAGGGTGTTCCATAAATCACTTCACTTACCAGTTGTCCGTTTCTCACCACGTTAGGCAGCATTACCTGGTCCACGGCATAGATGCGGAAATCTTCGTTCAGCATCTTTGTGTTGAAGTCCTTGCCGAAGCCGTACTGCGGAATGCCTTTTACTGATGTGACTTCGCACCCCAGGGCTGCAAGCTCCTGGGGATTGAAATCTGTTTTTGGCATAAAAGAGAAAGTCTCTATCGTTTGTTGCGCGATTGTCCGATAGTCCATCTTGGCAAAGAGCATAGGCCATTTGGCTCTCGTCTTCTCGTTATCGCCATATACCCTTACGATGAGGTCATGGCATAGGCGCAAGAGACTGGCTCCGTGCATCGGCAGCTTGCGCATGGCGGCATAGAGTTCTAAGGCTCCGTAGCCATACTTGCCGGTCTTGGTACACATCCAGCGCAGGGCACCATGCTCTGCCTGGGTATTGTTTTCCACCCCTACGCCGTTATACATACCGCCACGCTCATTATGATAGATAATGAGGTGTGGTGTCTGCTTTACCTTGCCCTGCTCGCCATCGTCTGCCTCTTCCTTCTGACAGAACGGACAGAAACAGGCAGTCTGTCCCTCGATACGCTGCTCATCGGCAGGTTTTACGAGGAAAGCCATGTCAAGATTGGCAAGCTGGTTCAATATGGGATGGAATAACATATCTTTATATCAAGAGTATTTATATAGTAAAAGAGAAAGGGAAGGCAAAACTTCAAGTGTTTACACCTTGCCGGGTTATATTCTAGAGCGAGCGGAGCATTTGAAAATCTGTGGTACTCGCCTGCTGAATATTTCCTACGCCAAGACGCAGAGGTGAAACGGTCCCCGCGTCTTTCCAACACCGGCAATGATGCAGTGAATCGTAGTCATGGAGCATTACAGCTTTCACTACCCTTTCATAAGAGCGTTTCCAGAATGCCTCCCCTATTCTCTTTTTATCAATGTTTCAAAGAAAGAAGAACTTTCGGGGTAACACCGCCAAATTTTGAGACTGCATCATTACCGCATCGATAAGTATTTTCCAGGCTTTTTAATCAGACTTTTCACTTATCGTTCCGAGGTTACGGTGGAGGGTATCAACTTATCAGTGAAGCTTTGCAGCGTTCACTCATTACCCGTCCAGTTCTTCCTACCATTTAACCGATGGCTCGGTTGTCTAACAAAATAAAAATCGGAAACGAAGTGTATATCGTACCGAAGTTTGCATGATATCATGCAGAATATCTTTTATTTCTTCATATCTTTTCTTTTTATAAATTCAGAAATGTTTCCAGGCGATAATGCCTTATCTTACAGTTACAGATGGTTTCCATACGATGTACTATCATCTGCGAGAGACTTTCCATCGTGAGGAAATCGGTATCTAGACCGATAATCTGCACCTCCTGCCTCCAGTATATCTTGCCGTTCTTGCGTCGGCAGCTATGCGACGGCGTGATAATCATATCTTCCACGCAGCCCGTCATCATCCTGCAAAGATACTCACAGGTATCTTTCAGCAGGGCAAAAGGCGCATAAAAGAGGAGGGTCGGTATATCATCCCTCAGTCCGCTCATCGTCTCGGTATAGGCGAAACGATGCAGCATTCTGTATCGGGATAGGTTCCTGTGTCTTTGCTGTATGCCCGTCCGGTTAGGGATATAAGGCAAATCGAATAGCCTAGGCATAGGCTTCTCTTATCTTCTTCATCATCTGCCAAGTACTATAGATACTTCGCTTGCAGTCAAAGATAGGATCATGGGCAGCACCCTCATCGGCAATATCCTGATAGTCTTGAGTCTGCTTATATGCCCAGTCAACACTAAAAGGAACTTTCTCATGGCCAAGCGCATTGTTTAACAGCCATAGCAAACGAGCGCCTTCCAGATAGTATGTGCGATGGTCCCTAAACTGGGTATGCTTAATAGTAAACTTGATGCCCAACTTGTAGCAAGCATATCTCAGAATAGCGATGTCGAAATCGGTGCCCTGTGCCCAAAGACACAATTCTGTATCTCCAAGCGCTTCCTGCACATCATCCTTTATCCAGCCGAGCAAATCGGCAATGACTATATCAATAGGGAGACAAGGATTGTCCCCATCATCATAATCAAGCAAAGCCTGTTTTGCTTTTTCACTCTGATGCGACCACCATTCAGCCGTACTTTGGTCGAAAGTGAAACCCTCTACAAAGCAGCTTCGCAAATCGACGTGAGCCGAAAAGGTTGGGTACCTCAGCAATCCGTCTCCTCTCCCGAAGAACGGACTTTCTTCGTCATACCGCTTCCACGCTACCGCGCCAACACTCATGATGGCTGCGGTAGGTGCAAGTGAGGTCGTTTCAAAATCAATAGTTATGTCAATCATTTATTGTTCGCCATTTCGAGTTTCTTATTTCTCATTTGAAGAAATTCTTCCAGCAAGGCTTTGATGCCTACCTTCTCCCAGGTCTTCCAGTCATCAGACGAGAAACGCTTGATGATGGTAGTACGGCTCATGCCACGTTCTTCCATGAAGGAGTATAGCTTCATACACAAGCCGTTTGCTGCCTGCTTCAAACAGGAATAGAATACACCCGGCTTATCACTCTGGGCAAGAGTATAGAGATAACCCTTATCGCCTATCTCGTTATCCAAGGCATCACGCTCTACGTACTCAAGTAATACCTTACATATACCAGGCATACCTAAGTACTGACTTTTGCAGTTATTGATACCCTGGATTTCCCAAGTATCGAAACCTTTTTGGAAGAAACGAAGGTAAAAGGTAGAATCAGTAAAGCCTTTGGCCGATAAAAACTCAGCCAAGTTCTTCTTCTCTTCAGCTTTTAGGTCATTAACGTCTAACGAATTACCATGCTGCGTAATTTTTTCTATAATTTCCTTTGTCATTTCGATTAAATTTCTTAAATTTGTTGCAAATTTAAATATTAAAATTGAAAAAAACAAACGTAACGTATATTTTTCTCCTAAAATTAGGGGTATTTAACATAGGTTAGGTATAATATTTAGTGTAGAGTGTGTTTTTAACGTATTCACCTTTTTAATTTTTAGAGATATGAGATATTATTTTAATTACAGCTTCCTCGAAAAATGGATACAGGCAAATAGTGATATTACAGATAGGCAGATACTTCATGCGATAGGTACAACAAGCAACAGGAGACTTGACTACTGGGAAAGGATGGAAGCACCTATCCCTACCATCCAACTCTTGAGATTCTGTAATGCGTTCCAAGTACCCATTTCCGCTTTTATCGTGGATGCGGATGCCAACTACGATAAAGGCATAGAAGAAATTGATTATGTGCAACCGAGCGTTGATGACCAATTTGAGCCTGCTGGTGGGTATATTTCGCAAAACGAAAAGCGTCCTATTGGCGGTCGTGCCCTGCGTGATCCTCTTGATGTGGATTATATCAAGTCCATCATACCAGGGTTGGCTACTATCAAGATTGGGCAGAATGTTCAGACTGGAGGCAGTCGTCAGTCAGCTGCTGCCCCTCATGCCTTCATCAATCAGTCTGCCTCTACCCTCCCGAAAAGAGAAACGGATGTAAGCTTCTCTACGCTCAATAAGATGCTCGATATTATCGCAGAGCAACAGAAACAGATGGCAGGGCAACAGGCACTCATCGCTGAACAGCAACAGGAGATAGCTACCCTCACCCACCGCATACTCAGCATGACTGATGCAAGATATGGCTCTGGTAATGTCGGTATGGCTGCTGACCCACTGCGACATGATGATCAATAACAAAAAAAAGGTCGCCTATCCATTACGGACGGGCGACCTAAGAAGATAATAAAAAATCTAAACTAATAACCAAAAACTAATAAAAAATTAAGATCATTTCTAAAATTCGATTAGAACGCTTCTAAGAAAAAGAATAATCTCACGATTACTTATGACTCATTTGTTGCCGACATTCTGCGGCGATATTCCTTCTCTGTGATTACCTGACAATCGTCTGACAGGCTCTCGTAAGGCACATCGGTGTACCAGAAGCCACGATAGCGGAACAAGGCAGGAGCCGTATCACCGAAAGAGAACGGAAGAATGACTGCGTTCCCGTCCTTGTCTTTGATAGGATTGCCATCCTTATCTTTCGCCTCAATAGGTTTGAGCAGAAGAATACCTATCAGGTTCATTTCGCTCACAACAGGCAGCGCCATCATTTCCTTCTCCAGTTCGCTGTTCTCCTCGGGAACAAAAAGTGAAGTACTCTGCCATCCATCTTTGGTAGGCACCTGAACGTTCGTCCAGTCTTTTCTGTTGATGGTGTTTTTAAACTCCACCATCTCCACGCCACCGGCAAAGCCTTCGGGCGATTCATAATAGGTATCGCCGCCCTGTTTCTCTACCCAAGCTCTCGCCTTCTCGCTTGCTTCACTACACTCGGCAAGAAAAGCCTTCAGCTTCTTGCCTGTCTCACTCTCCTCAGCTATCTTCAGATAGTTGTGAGGTCTTTTTCCTTTTTCCATAAATCCTTGTTTTTTAAGTAATTAGAAATCTATTATATAATTTTCGAGAAATATTGTATATATTTTCATATATTTTCGGCGAAATATTGTATTTTTGAGAAGGAAACCAGCGATGGAATCGCTGGGAACGGGGGCTAGAGCACCCTGCAATAGATGACCGGCTCGCCGCTTTCATCATGCTGCATGTGAAAACCTTTATAGCCTAGCTCCTGAAGATAGAGCGAAAGCGGGTCTCCGAGTGGACAGACAATAGCCTTGAAGTATTCCCGAAGCCTTGCATCATTAAACATCTCGCAGTCTTCCGTCCAGTGTTCAAGCGGCTTGAACTGATTGCAGAAGGCTTCTATCTTCGCAGGGATAACGAAATCCTGCAGCGTAACCTCTACCTGCTCGTCGTTATCCACGATGTCGTAACCGTACTGCTTGTTTTTTTTACTTCTTCCCTTCCCCATTGTCGGTATGTTTATTGATGAAGGTGAGTACCAGAACTATCACGATAAGCAGGAACAGGGCAAAGGCGTTTTGTCTGGCTTTCTGCATCCAGTTAGCCTTTCTCGTTTCTGCGGTATTTTTCTCCTGCGTATCTGATAAACTGTCGTGGGTTTCCCAGTGGGTACCAACATCATTGCGGGTGCTGATAGCGAGGCTGTCGATGGATTTCTGCATCTGATTGATTTCCTGCTGCTGGTGCTGCAATCGCTCATCGTAGGAAGACTGGTTGTTATAACTGCCCTTGCGATGGGTGGTGCGGTTGGTGGTAGTCTGCTTATTGCCGGAAGAATCGGTGGTCTCGGTAATCTGCTCATGGATAGTTTCCACATACTCGCCATTTTCCGTCGATGTAGAAGAAGTATGCTTATCCTCGTTCACCTTAACGGCTGCGCTGTCGCTCACCGCTACCTGCTTATGCACACTGTCCTGCTGAATAGCCGATACGCTATCCTTCGTTTCCTGATGGTTATCACTAACCACCCGTCGAGAAGAGGCACATGCCGTAAACATCATCATCACTACTGCAATCAAGAGTAGTCGAATAATCTCTTTCCTTTTCATACGTTTTCATTTCTTTTAATGTTCTGGTGCAAAGGTACGAAAAAGAGGAGAAAGGAACGGGACAACGTTTTTAAAGTAAAAGGGTAAAAAGGATATTTAAAGGTAAAAAGGTAAAAAGGTAAAAAGATCAGCAGGGCGATATATCCCGCTAGGCTCTTTTTACCTTTTTACCTTTTTACCTTTAACCTCGGTAGAATACCGGAGCTAAGGAACCTTTGCAGTCGAAGAACTCTTTTGCCTTCTCCTCGATACCCAACTTCCGTATCATATCAAAGTCATCATCGCTGCACTCTACGCAGAACCTGTCGTTCTTCATGCCGACGAAAGAAATGCGAGAAACCAATGATTTTTCAGCGTCGCCTATAATGAGCTTGCAGAATGCCTTCCACTTGTCGGTGCCCTGTCCGCTCTCGGTTATAATCTTGCTTTCCATAGACTGATGCACATGGGCGAATATATCACCCTCTACCAGTTTTCCGTTCTTCTGTACGCTGTTCTGCTTGTATTGCTCATTCAGAGTAGCGGCAATATCGGTGTTCTTATCCTTGGATAAATGATTCTCACCTACTACTGTGCGCCTGACGTGAAACCTGATAAACTCAGGATCACCTTTCCTCTTGCCCGATTTATAGATGATGTCATCGTCTTTCAGTTCATCAAATACAATGTCCGTCTGCGATAACTTCTCCATCCTCTGCAAATCCCTACACACCACATCGAGAACCTGCTTCCGAAACTGCGAGAACTTGGGATATTTGTTCATTACTGGTTCGCCAAGTTCATTTAGCAGAATCTCCTTCTTGTTGTTATCTAGTTCTACCAAACCGAGATAAGACTTCAGTTCCAGGAAAGGCACCGATATATCCATGCTGCGGTTCAAACCTATCTGACGCAAGAGATAGATATATACGCGTGGAGTGTTCACGTTCTTGGCAAACTTTGCTATCATGGATATATGGTGAATATACCCCTGCCCCATATCGAATACACGCTTAGAAAGTTTCGGGTCAATCTCAAGCAGGATATATCCCAGTATGCGGTCCACCTTCTTTCCGTCCTTAGTCGTATATCCGTTCTTTGATAACGGTATACGCATTCGGCTGAATATATGCGTAAATTCCTCGCTGCCATCGGGCAGTGTGCTCTTCACCGCCATATCAAGAATACTTGTCTTCAGCTCCGCTCTCAACTTCTGATAGCTCATATTCTCGTAAGTAATGAAATCGTGAATATCTATCTTGATAGGCGGGATATTCATCACAGCATGATCCACGCCTTGCTCAAAAAGAAAATCAGAACGAGCGTCGCCCAACTGTCTTTTCTCCAGGAAGTACTCATCCACAAATTTTTGGAGGTGGGTACTCGTTAGCATCAACACGTTCTGCTGGAACAAAGTGTATTGCTTATCCAGTTTCGTGAGCGAAAAAGGAGTATTTATCCAGGCTAAACCCTTGTTTTCATTATCTTCATTCATATCAAATCTGACTTTTCGTTTACCTAAATCTGACTTTTCGTTTACCTAAATCTGACTTTTCGTTTACCTAAATCTGACTTTTCATTTACCTAAATCTGACTTTTCATTTACCTAAATCTGACTTTTCGTTTACCAGTAACTTTGTAAGTGTCTGAAAACCAAACTATTAAGATTTTCCTAATATATATAATATCTATAATCTTATAATTTTCTATTTAAAGTTTTCATTTTTTGGTAAACGAAAAGTCAGATTGAAGGTAAAATGATTTAGTAGGATTTCGCCTAAACTTAGCCACAAATGTAGTGAGTTGGTACCAAATCTGACTTTTCGTTTACCTACAAAAGCCTTTTTACATTTTTACTCTTCTACCTTTTTACCTTTAAAAAAGTCGTCGATAAACTCCATAACAGCCTGTGCAGCCAAGTCCTGAAGGCTCTTACCAGTACAAGCCTTAATCTGCACCAACTTGAAATAATAATCCATAGGAAGCTGGATTTTTACACCCTTGTCGGCTTTCAATGGCTTCATGTTTAAAGGTATCACACGTTTAGGAGCTACTGGGGTCTGTACCTGTTCCTGCGTTTCTGGAACAATCGTTTCTGCAGGTTGAGGTTCTGCTGCCGGAGCAGTCTCTGGCAGTGCAGGTTGTTCTGCTGCCGGAACATCTTTTGATGCGCTCTGTTCGCTTGATGATTCAGAGTCGTAAATATCCTCAATATTCCTCATTGCCTCGGACGAGTTAATATCAAACTTGGAGAATCCATTTTTCTGCTGTCTTGCCATAACACTCAATATTATTAAATATAAAACATTATTCAGGCATACTCTCTAAGACTTCTTTAGTGAAAGCCTCGTAGTCATTGCCCACTCTACTGTAAGGTGCATAAGTGAAAATGTCCTGCGCCATTGCCTGTGCCTCCACCATCTTAGTATCACGGCGGGTATAGGAATCGAACATGTAATCATCAAACTTATCACCCAAATACTCCTTAAACTGTTTGGTGGCTTTCGTCTGATCATTACTCATTACCATCAGCAAGCCTCGAATATCCAGGTTAGGATTCAAGTCCTCTCTTGTTTCCTTGATGGCATTCAGGATTTCTGCGATACCCTTCGTAGCCAGCATTTCCAACTGCACAGGTATGACTACACTTGTGGCGCAAGAAAGCGCATTGTGAGTGAGCAGTGACATGGCTGGTGGGCAGTCTATCAGGACGTAATCAAAGACTTCTTCCACCTTCAATTCTTTCTCTTTGGAAAGTTCCTCACCCTGCATCACGGTGAAAGGTTTAGCCAATAACTTAGTAAGAGCTTTGCGAGGTACAGGCATCTGATTCAGAAACGGCTCGATACCTATCAGGCTGGCTGATGCAGGAACGAGGTGGATGCCTTCTCTTACCTGATACACTGGCAGTGGCGACTGCTTTATAAGCGCATCATACACCGTAGGCTTGCCCACGTTCTGCACTTCATTCCATCCGAAGAGGAAAGAAAGCGAACTCTGAGGGTCCAAGTCAATAAGCAACACGCGAGGCTTGCGCTCCTTGCCATCCTCACCTTTGCCAAAATAACCTTTGCCGTGGCGACGCAATCCAGTTGCCAAACTCTGTACTGTTGTAGTCTTGCCAACACCACCCTTGTGGTTTACAAAGGCAAGCACTTCTTTTAATCTGATTTCTGTCATGATCTTAATGTTATTATTCTATTTATTATCTTCTTTTCTCGAAAGTACTAAGGTACGTAAGTATCAAAGTACAAATGTAGATTTCTGTGATTACACGAATGTATCATAGTAGGAATGTGCGATTGTACGAAGCTTCTATAGTGTAGAAATACATGTGTGTAAAAGTACTAAAGTACTAAAACTCTAATCCTCTTTTCTTCTTCGATACAAAAGTACTAAAATACTTTGGTACCACCAAATAAATTTATATATATTAATAATAAAAGTTGTTTTATTCTTTATATATATAATAAGGTACAACTTATCTTATATATAAAGTAACAAAGTACAAAAGTGTAATGGTACTAAAATACTAAGGTGAAAATGTACTAAAGTGCTACGATGAAAATTATAGAATGTACTAAAGTACTATAGTGTAAATGTACTAATATAGGAATGTACGAACGTCCATTTATACTTTTGTACGAAAGCGCAAATGAATTATGGGTGGTCTGGTCCTTGCCTATGATCACTTTGAGGGTATGATTGCCGTAATCGAGGTTCAACGTAGGTTCGGAAAAGTCTTCTGCCGTACTCGTCTGGTGCAATACCTGGAGCAGTTTGCCAGTCGCCTTGTTGTAGTCAAGGATGTAGAGGTCCGTGAGCTGCTTGCCATTCGCTGCCATAGATGCACGGGTGTAAGATACCGATGGAGTAGGGGAGCAGACTAACTTGACCGCCACCTTACCATGGGATGCACTCTGATCTTGTTCTTCAGACTGATTGATTACTTCATTTTCGCCACATGATGTGAAGGACATCACGCTTGCTGCCATCATCAGGGCAGACACTAAAAAGTTCTTCTTTTTTTAAGTTTTCGTCTTTAATATGTTATTAGTTGATAATTTTGTCGCAGGAAGCAGGGTATAGCTGCCTCCTGTGATTATCTTCGCATACCATAATAACGCGTAATATTCCGGAATATTGTGTATAACTACGTATTTTTTGCAGGCTATCGCCCACGTGCCCTATAAGGCAAAAAACTTCTCTCATTCACAGGTGGCGACATAGGCTGCGCAGTCACACCTACCAGATGGTGAATTTTCCTTGCGCCTACGCCCTTATTCTGTTCAGATGGTACAATGGTAGGTAACGATGCAAGATAGCTGCATACAGACTTAGAGTCACTGGTGTGCGATAATGATGCAAGCAACTCCGCAACATCCATCTTTACGATAGTCGCAGGAACGGAAGCGGAAGGGTGCTTTATTTCTTTCTCTTCTTCCTTCTTATCCTGCGCTAAATCCACATGCTCCTTAGCCTTCAGCGCCTCCTTCAGCATCTTCTCCAGCTTTACGCCCTTATAGGCGAAGAAAGCACAGCCACGATAGCTGTTAGCCTTATTTCGTCTATCATCAGGCATGAACTCCTTGCAGAAACCGGAAAGGGTGTAAACCTTGCCCTGATATACCACCTTGTTATTATCTATCGTGATAACCCTCTGCCCACCATAGATAAAAGTAATGATGTCGCCCGGTTCGATGCCGATTTTCTCAAAAGTAAACTTGCGGCTATCATCCACAGGCTTCTTTTTCTTCTCTGAAGATGGTGCAACTTTCTTCTCTGAAGATGATGTAGCCTTCTTCTCAGCAAACGCAGGAGCAGTGCTTTTACAGGTCTTCTGTAATAGCTTAACACCTTTTCCTGGCTTGCCTGCATCATATACACCATCAGCCACCTTTTCGCCGATATAGGAATCGCCATCCTTGCAAGGGCAAAGCACATAAACGTTTCCGTTCTTGCACTCAGCCATCTTCGGAGTCTGCGCCTCTGTACCCAGATACAGAATATCCATCTGAGGGATAGCCAGCAAAGGCTCACAGCCAAAGCACAGGCTAAAACTATGCTTCAACACTTCATCGGTGGCAAAGGTAGCCACATTCTCGCCCATCTTTACCGTGATGACCTTTTCACCCTTCCTTCCGGAAAGAGAAACGTAATCCTCACCAGATACAGAATAGATCATCTTGCGGATAGCATTCCAGCTGCTGCCGATAGGGACGCAATATCCGTCGAAAATATTACCAAAGCAGGATGCCCAGTTCACGAACCGACAAGGGGAAGGCTCGTAGGAAGTCATGCCATCAAACTCTATCACGGTGGTTTCCTCACGATTATCCAGTTTCACGGCTACCAGGTCGTACACTTTGCCCGGCTTCATCTTTGCGCACATCTTCTTCCAGGTCTTCGCATTGATAAGCATTTCACGGGTATCTCCCGATTTCTGGGTGATGGTAACAGGCATAGCCAACAGCTTATGGCTACCAGTAGCCACCAGGCGGTTTTGCTCTGCATCTATAAAGATACTGGCTATCGCCCCCATATCATGCTTTTTATAGACGAAATCACAAAGTTCTGCCATCTCCCTGGTAGCCTGAAAACATACGCACCCACGTTCCTTACTGTCCTCCTCCCGATAAGTAAACATGTGCGCATTCTTGCCGATACCGGCAAGGCTCTCGAAATTGGTAACAAGACGAAAGATATGCGTAGCAGCAAACTCGCAGCGGAAGCTGCCCACCTCTATCTGAATAAGCTCATCCTTATCTGCATCGCCCCAATAGAAAATCTTATCCAGGTTCCTTACTATCTCGCTGGCACGAAAACAACCGTGGTCGTTTCGCGCCATCTTCTGCCAAATCATTTCGGCTATCTCATACAACTTACTGAGGATAGCCATATTCAGTTCCTTATTTGTCATAGTCTTATAATCTTTAAAAAACGAAAGTATTAAAATTGATATATCTTACTTGAATGCTCCAGCCAGTAAAGGGAGGAAGAACACTGCCACGCCGATGGTGGAGAAGAGCAGCACGGCTACACCTACGAAGGCGAGGGCTGCAAGGGAATATGTGATTGCTTTTTTCATAATGCTATAATCTTTTAGAAGTATTAAAATTGATGTTTGTATTTTTATCGCAGTATCGGTGAAGTTTTGCCGATACTATAAAGATGGGTCCTCCTGCGCCTGTAAGGTCGTAGCCTTTATAGCTCGGAAGGTGTCAGCAATATACTTGCTGCCGCCATGACTCATGATCCACTCATGCACATCGTCAGGGATGACGTACTGTCGCTTCTTGCCTTCAGCAGCAGGTCTGCCTTTCTTATTCGTTGTTTTGGTATCCTCCATAAAAATCCGCTTCACCGTGATGCGCCTAGGGCTAAACTATAAATGTATTATTGATTATTGGCTTTTGCCTCCAAAGCTATAACAGGCGTTCCGTCCGTCTTGTAGAGCATTCTTACTCGCACCCATACATATTGACCCTTCAGCCAGAAGGCTTCGTGTTCGTCCTGCCACTCTCCCGTATATCCTCGGTTTTCCAAGGTGTCACGGGTCTTGTCGGTGATATTGTCGAGGTCGTAGGCTAACACGCCCATCGCCTTCAATTCGATGGCAACCGCAATCTTTACCTCCTGCGGTGTTCGTGGATAGTCTTGATCTGAACAATCATGCACACCCATTAACTTATCTATATTGATAATAGATGTAAGCAAAGCTTGGATTTCTACAAAATTCAAATTAAAGGAAATTGTTTTCATATTGCTTGCGCTTAACCGTGATGCGCCTAGGGCTTAGATGTGATTACTTATTTTCTTTATAGATGTTCTCCTGGTCCTTGATAGCCTTCTCCAGCGTCCAATCTGCCTTTGGGTAGATGCCTTCGCCCAGACCGGTGTTGAAATCCACAAAGAAATTCTCGCTATCCTCACGAACCGTAATATCAGTGCCGTTGTGGCTGATGTCCTGTCCGTCGTTAGGAAGAACCTCGAAGCCGTTAGAAGTCAAAGAAAGGATGTGCTCACCATCGGTGGCGAAATCCTCATCATCATAACCGATTGAAGAATCAGCGGTGTAAATCCATCCGTTCTCCTGGCAGATACCACGAACCAACTCACAGCAATCATCCTCCGGATTTTCCTCCTGATAAGCTACCAAAAACTCCTTGAGATCATCTAATGATGTAATATCATTCTTCTTCATATTCTCGTCGCTTAACCGTGATGCGCTAGGGCTAAAGTTATTATTAATGGTTTTATTTATCTTCTTGTTTTATCTGATGCAAAGGTACGAAGAATTTCTGAAACTACCAAATAAAATACACATAAAATACTATTTTAGATGTATTTTTAACGTTTTATCACGTTTTCAGTACTCTATACCTTATTTTTCAGTCATTGTTCGCTTTGAGGTGTCGATCCTCACATCTTCAAAAGATGTTGCCTGCCGTGGCAGCGATGGAAAAAATGCTGCTGCTATCCTCACGGACCACAAGCAGAGTGTAAATCAAATGCGGACGCTTCCGCAATAAACATTTAAAATTTCAAAGTTATTCTCAAAAGAATAATGCACCCCGCCATGGTGTCGCTCCACGCTGCCGGTCTGCCGGACGGGGTAGGGGAAGGCTTTCAGGCTTCCCCTGTATGGGATGGTGGGGCATTATGGATAACCCCGGTATATCTTATCCTATGCCGCATTATCTTGCGCATAGCACTCATTATAGTATGCCTTATATTCTTCCTCCGTCATACCTTTCACTTTAAGCATGTCTTCCCAGTAGCCCTCACGTATATGTTCCGCCTTAAACTCCTCGAAGGTATGAGGAACGTAGCCGTCAGCAACCCAGAAGGCCTCGTGTTGCAATTCGATACCATCGCCTATCCAGCACCCTGATAAGAGTTCATTCTCCTCGTCTGGAGTCGCCTCGTCATCCTCCAACTGCTCGTCGAAATGCTCGATGGCATACTTGATCATCGTACGGATGTCCTTTGCCCAGGAACTGGTATCGTCAGGGCTGATATGGCACTCCTGCGATACCATCCGCACAAGCTCATCGATACCCTTGTGGCTCTTGATATATGCGTTGTGGTAGAAGTCAAAAGGGATGACGTGATCCAGCTTCCATCCCTTCTCCTCGTTAACGGATGGTCTGCCGTATGCCTTTCGGCTCTCTTCTGTTACCTGCACTTCATTCTCTACATTTTCTATAACGTTCATACCGTTCTTATTATTATTCTTTGCTTCCATAAATTCTAATTTTTTAATTGAGTCTATATTTATTTTAATTTTGTGAATATTTGCTTATAATAAACTTCACATTCGGAATCGGATAACTTTTCGTCCTTGCGTTCATACTGGGTATAATAGTTGCCGTACATATCTTTATAGCGTCCGACATACTTATAACCAACGTTTTTGTTAACTCGTTTCGCATGTTTTACCGTACTTTCTTTAAGTACTTTCGAGACTTTCTCCGATGTCACCTGCCCATTTGCAAATCTGCGTATCTTATATATATCTAACATATATCCTGCCATAACTTCTAATTTTTTACACGTTCTATAATATTCGTATAATACCATACCGCTGCCTGAGCCATCGCATCCTGCAAGGCTTCTAGATACTTGTCGATAGCTGCTGGCGTATCAGTATTGATATGCTTATCGGGATATTTTCCGCCCTGATCTCCACTGCCAAGATGGATGATGCAGAAGGAGCGATCCTTGTCGTGTGTAGCCACCATACCACGGCGCTTACAAAGCTCCACAATCTTATCGAAATATTGTGGCTCGAAAGTGATTACCTGAAGCACGCTCCATGGGTATTCCTGGGCAGTCAGCAGGATTTTTTCCTGCTGCTGCGAGATAGCGAAATTATATATAACTGATGATTTCTTCATTTTTTCTATATGTTCTAAAATTGATTACTAATTTTTCCGATGGGCTATAATAGGGCAGCGCTTAGGCTGCCTTGCCCTTGTCTATATCGTCGATATAACTTAATGTGCTCACCTGGTCACTAACCTCATCATAGGCGTAAATCTCAGGGCGCTCATCGGTATATCCTTCTGCCTCCAGTTCTGCCTTCACGATATAATAGAGCATGTATGCCAGATAATTCGCTTGGTAAGCATTCGTATTGAATAGTACCCAGCCGCCCCAGTCGTCGATGTCATTACTCAGGAAGGAGATAAAACCACTTGAGCTGGTGCAATTCTCCTTGATCCATCCGGCTATTTTATCACGGTGATTTTTCGCCTTCTCTATAATCGCCTTCTTAGCCTGGTGAGTAAGTTTGATGCGAACCACGCAAGCATCATTCTCGTAATTATAAAAGCGTGGCTGCCATACCTGAAGAAAATTCAGTTTAATATCCTCGTGTATATACTGCTGCATCCATCCTTCCCAAACCTCGGTGTACTCCTCGCAAATGGCCTTGTAATATCCCTTATAATCAAAAGAGAAATCCTTATCCTCCTCAAATCCATTCTCAAGACCATAATAGTAAATATCATCGTCTGGGCTCCAAATAGAGCAATAAAAGCCTTCAAAACCGGCTAAACGTGCATCGCACACCATTGTAAATTTCTTTTTCTTTTCCATAACCTTAAAA